GCCTTACGGCTTGGGCTCGAACAGAGCGGAAAGTCTCTGGTGGATGGTGTCGAAGTGCTGCTTCCGAATGGGATCGGAGTGCATTTGACGGAGGATGGATTCCATCTTCTGCTGGTGGTTGGCAGAGGCTTCTGCGATAGCCTCTTCCTGGTACGTATCCATCTCTAGTGCATGGTCGATGACCTGCTTGGCCTTGGCCTTGCGGATCATCATGTCAAGCATATCAAGCCCAGTGCTAGCTGTGCTGATGGTACGTGCAGTGGTGTCAGCCACGGTGGCTACAGCGTTGAGCGCTGAGTTAACAGTGGCAGAGGTAGTGGCAAGTATGGACATAACAATGACTCCTGGGGATAAGCCCCCATAACGCCCTTTAGGGCGGGGGGTGTGAACCGTGGGGGGGTACCCACGGTGTGAAGAATAGGAGTGGCACACAATTATAAAAAATTCCCTAATGCTGGGAATTTGCACCATAATTTGAATTGTGAGCTATCTGATCCAGGAGATGGGCGGTGCCCAAAACTATAATAATTACAAGGACTAAGCCCAAAATAAAATATAAAATATTTTTAGTATAGATATTCATATTAATGTTATAGTTAATAGGATAGCTAATCCTATAACGGTCGAAATTATAAGAGCATTGAGGATGCCTTTATGGAAGGGATCCATGGATACTCCTCAAGAATATTATCTTGTGAGGATGTATCTTGCGACGAGCCGAGTTAGTGCTGGTGAAACAGCGGGCCTGCATACGGTGTTTGTAGACACGGCCTGGTTGGGGATTGCCCCAGTACCATTGCTTGATGGAAGACAGGAACCGGTGTTTGTTCCAGAGCGATCTCATGAGACGTTGATGCGGACGAGGAGTGGAATACCACCTGCGTCGAAGTCCCAGGACTTCTTGATGACCACATAGATTTTACCATCCACGACGATCGTATCGCCGTTGGCTGGATGCGAGGTCATGTTGATGGATTTGATCCAGCCGCTGTCGGTATAGAAGTCGGTCGGGATTTCGGTGATGGATTCGCTCATATGATGTCTACTCCGGTGAGCTTCTGGTATTCCTTGACCAGCATGGCAGCTATCTCTTGGGTAGCTTTCTGTTTGGAGATGCCAGGGCCGAGGATCATCCTTCCGTCATGCGTGAGGGTCAGCATGACCTGGGCGTCAGCCCCATGGAAATAGATGTTGTTGAAGGTGGGATTGTCCGGTCTGAAGTAGATGGTTCCTTCAGATTGGATGTTCTCGTGCTTGGTAGGGGTGTTGTCATCTATGCCCATCGAGAGAACGTCCTTTGCGCCAGAGGTAGCTTGAGAGGAACACGATTACCCCCCAGTTGACCAGTCCGTTCAGGATATCGAAAGCTGTCATGGGATGGGGGGTTCAGCGGTGGTTCGGCGGAGCACAGCTTACGCACTTCTCTCTCTTATAGGAAGGGGGGGAGAATTTTGGCAGGCTCAGGATTATGGGGTGGGGATTAATTCCACTGAACTTCGTAAATGTCAAACAGGGGAATGACGAACCAGCCTACCTGGTCGTTGCCCGCCAGGATGATGGCGGCTTCCTCGAGGGAAGCGGTATCCTCTCCGTCCGGGTCCATGAAGGCGTTGATGGGGATTTTTCTTCCATCATCGAGGATGACGTAAAGGTCGATCAGGTTTAAGAATTCCACGGTAGGCATGGTATAAACCTGTCTCGATTTTGGAGAAAATCATAATGGAAACGAGCTATACGGAACCTGTGACTGAAGAGGAATTGATCGAACGAGCTAAACAGAAGGGTAATCGGGAGAGGGTGTCCCTGCAGGACCTCAACCGGAACATCGCCGGGGAATTCTACTACAATCCCCAGGAACTGCACCCTCTCACAATTTGCGTGTTGAAGCTGGCCAACGGCTTCATGGTGATGGGTCACAGCGCTCCGGCTATCCCGGAGAACTTCGATGAGGTGATCGGCAGGCGGCTGGCTCGGGAGAAGTGTGTCGACCAGATCTGGCAGCTGATGGGCTACGCCCTGAAGGAGCGGGTCGACAATGACACCAAGATGCTGAAGGGAGTGATCGCCCAGCCGCAGGAGGGGTTCGATACCTACATCGGCACCAAGGTCATTTATGCCAAGCCATGTACCCGGTATGAGTACCTCGAACTGCGGCAATGGAAATTGCCCGACAATGAGGATGGCAACGATGAGGGCTATCTGCTGGAGTACACCGACAAGGCCGAGAACGTGCTGGCGCCGTTCACCGGCTACGTGAGCTGGTCACCGAAGGATGTTTTCGAACGGGCATATCGTAAGGTGTAAAAGTGAAAAGGCCGGGATGCTGCCTTTAGGAGTCACTCAATAGCGCTTCCCGGCCTTTAGTCTCCACGACACTCGAGCTACAAAATACCGTGGAGGTTTCGCAAACGGGGTCCCGAATATCAACGCTAGCACGCTGCTGGGTCCCTTATAAACATAATCGTATTTCTGATTTTCAGGTAATAATTATGCATTATCAATACCAGATCGAACCCTGGAGACAAGGAAAAATTTGATGTCTCTCTTCGAGAAGCCACCCCTGTTCCCGCCCTCAGAGGCCGAACCCGAAAAAAGCGATGGAGGTATTCCTGCTGGTACGGGCTCTCCTCCTCTGGTTCCAAAATCTGGGGCTCTCACGGTCGAAGACGTACAAAATGCGGTCCCGAACCATCTCCGGACCAGCGTCACCCAGGCCATGGTAGACAACCTCAACACAATCGCAAGCGACCCGGAATTAGCTGAAAACATCCGTGCTAATTTCCTGGGATATTCTGCGATTTTGAAAGATGGTAAATTTAAAACCGAAGAGTATATCAACGCGGTCACTTATGTCAGCTTCAAGCTGATGGGCTTCACCAACATCGAAGCCTACACGCGAACCTTCCCCCAGCGGTACGCGAACCTGGTTGCCAAGGGCACGTCCTCCAAGGATATCTCGGGTTACGTCTCTGCCTACAATAGGGGCAGGCTGCCGAACCTCATCATGGAGCAGACGCTGGTCCCCACCTGGGTCCTGAACCAGGACATCTACCAGAAGGCCATCAACGTCCAGGCCGAGCTGATGATGAGCTCGAATTCGGACAAGGTTCGCACTGACGCGGCGAACTCGATCCTCAACCACCTGAAGAAGCCGGAGACAAAAGAATTCCAATTGTCCATTGACACCAACGATTCGGCGGGGATCAAGGAAATGCGGCAGATGCTTGGTCAGCTCGCCCAGCAGCAGCGTGACCTGATCGAGCAGGGACAGATGAAGACCATCGAGGTGGCTGCCACTCGCCTTGTTCCACGGGAAACACCGGAAAAAACCCATGAATGAGCGCGTCATTATCAAGAAGTCGATCGACGAATGGCTCGACGAAGTCGACTACCATGACATCAATTCCGGATCCTACGTTCCCAGCACTTTTGCCCTGATTTTCATGAATTTCGTCAAGCTGGTAAACGGCTCCGAGGGGGAATCCCACAAGACACCCCCCGTGCATTTGAAGATGCTCGACAAAATGCTTTCTCCGAGGAATCAGATCGCCAATCTCTGCTTTCGTGGAGCTGCCAAGACGACCCTGTTCTTCGAGTACCTGGTTCTCTTTATTGCCACCTTCGGTTACCTGCCCGAATTTGGCGATGTGACGGGCATGATCTACGTCTCCGACTCTATGGAAAACGGCGTCAAGGCTGCGAGGAAGAATGTCCAGTTCCGGTATGACCACAGCGACTTCCTGCAGGAGTGGATACCAGAGGCTTATTTCACAGACAGTTACCTCGAGTTTACCAATCGGGATGGGCATAAGCTCGGCTGCCGAATGTTTGGCGCTCAGACGGGTCTTCGAGGCACCAAGATCTTCGGTAAACGTCCAGTGCTCGCGGTGCTTGACGATCTGGTCTCTGACGACGATGCCAAATCCCGAGTGTCGATGGATGCAATCAAGGACAACATCTACAAGGGGGTGAATTACGCCCTGGATCCGACCCGCCGCAAGATCGTCTTCAACGGCACGCCCTTCAACAAGGACGACATCATGATCGAGGCGGTCGAATCGGGTGCCTGGGACGTGAACGTCTGGCCGGTTTGTGAGAAATTTCCCTGCAATCGTGAGGAATTCGTCGGCGCCTGGGAGGATCGCTTCTCCTATGACTTCGTGACCGAGCAATACGAGAACGCGGTCCTGACCGGTAAGGTCGAAGGCTTCATGCAGGAGCTCATGCTCCGCATTTCGAGCGATGAAGAACGCCTGGTCCAGAACGGGGAGATCAGGGAATATTCAAGAATCCAGTTACTCGAGCGAAAAGGTGTATTTAATTTTTATATTACCACCGATTTTGCCACTTCCGATAAACAAACCGCGGATTTTTCGGTGATCTCCGTCTGGGCGCTCAATGCTCAGGGTGACTGGTTCTGGGTCGACGGCATTGTCGAGCGCCAGACCATGGACAAGACGATCGATGACCTCTTTCGTCTGGTTCAAACCTACAAGCCCCAGTCCGTGGGCGTCGAAGTCTCCGGCCAGCAGCTGGCTTTCATCAAGTGGTTGCAGCGCGAGATGATGGAACGTAACATCTGGTTCAATTTTGCGTCGTCGGAAAAGAACAACTCCCCTGGGATCCGGCCCATCGTCAATAAATTGGCCCGCTTTAACTTAATCGTCCCGCTATTTAAGGCGGGGAAGATGTACTTTCCCAGCGAGTGGAAAACGTCGAAGATTATGGCGCACTTTTATGGCCAGATTCGCCTCGCAACCAAGAATGGCCTGAAAGGCAAGGACGACTGTCTCGACACGATATCCATGCTGATGTATCTAAATGCCTGGAAGCCCAGCGAAGAGATCGCGGTCCCTGATCCAGGCAGTGGCATGTGGAAGGATACCTTCCCAGACCAGCCAAGCGCCATTTCATCATATATTGTTTGATTATTTATGGGTGTTTTCAGGTGATTTATAATGAAAATTTTGGAATTATTCCGTAGATTAGCCTACGGAGAGCTTTCCAACCTGGCTGTAGCCAACCCTGATGGGACCCTCGTCACCGAGAAGCACCCTCAGATGACCCAATACGTGAATGAAGGGCTACTTCGGCTCTATTCGCGGTTCATCCTCGAGGAGAAGGTCGTTCTCATCGAGCAATACGAACATATCATCAGTTATCACCTGAAGAATCGGTTCTCCGAGTCGGCTGGTGCCGACATCGCCTACCCGTACATCAAGGATATGCCGGATGAGCCCTTCAAGGGTGACGTTATCCGCATCCTTCAGGTCACCGACAAGGACGGGAATGTCCGCGTTCTCAACGACAAGGACGATCCGTCCTCCCTCTTTACGCCACAGCCCGATATCCTTCAGGTTCCGACGCCAATCGAAGGTGAACCACTTTCGATAACCTACCAGGCACGGCATTGGGTCCTCGATGACCGGATCGGCAAGATCCTGGAGCAGGAAATTGACCTTCCCTTCTTCCTGGAAGGTGCCCTGCAGAGCTTCGTCGCCTACAAGACCTATTCCGATATGAATGGGCAGGAGAACATTGGCAAGAGCCAGGAAAAACTGGCTGCCTATGAGGCGATCTGTGTCGAAGTCGAGCTGAAAGACCTGATCAATCAGAGCTTCCACACGTCGCACACCAAGCTCGAGCAGCGAGGCTTTGTCTGATGGGTAGTGTCCCGGTTTTCCACAATCCCTATGGGCAGAATGGCAATTCGCCGAAGCAGATCGACCAGGTAGTCGGCACTGCCTATGAGGTTGTCCGCGAAGTCGGCGAAAACCTCGAATATGTGAAGCACGTCTCGGCTCACATGGTTCAGATCTTCCGGGTGGCGCAGTCGACCGATGGCATCGACATGCTTTACACCTACATCGAAGAGCTGGCGATCCTGCTGACCCACATCGAAGAGGTCCTGCTGGTCTCGGCTTCCCTCGAAGAGATCATGGCGATCCATGACGAGCTCGCCAAGCTGCTCGTTATCTCCGACAACATCGTTGCTCTGGCCGATCTCTACGCCAACCTGGATGAGATCCTCTCCAAGGGCGGAACCGTCATCGTCTCCGAGACGCCGCCCACTACCGAGGTCCAGGGTCGCCTGTGGTGGGAGAATGACTCGGGAAATCTGTTCGCCTGGTACGACGATGGGACCTCGGGGCAGTGGGTCCAGATCAATATCGCCAGCACGTCCTACGACTGGACCGATATCCTCAACAAGCCGAGCACTTTCCCGCCGACGAACCACACCCATGCCGAGGATGTGAAGAAAACCGGCGATGTGATGACCGGCAACCTCTACATCGCACCCCCGACAGGCAATGCTTTCCTGGCTTTGAGGAGTACCGTCGCTACCAGTGCTGTTCTCTATGGGCAGCAGCTCAATGACCAGGGCGTAGCCGGGAATCGCTGGTCGATTACGTTGGGAAACACGCTCGCCGAGAGTGGTGTCTCGACTGGATCGGATTTTGCCATCACCCGCTACAGCAATGCTGGCGCCGGGATCGATAGCCCGTTCACCATCCCGCGATCGACCGGAGTTCCCAATTTCCCTCTCGGCCTGACAGCCAAGACGCCTCTGACCACCGACAATGACACGTCTGTCGCGACGACAGCCTTCGTTAAGACCCAGATCAACAGCTTCAACGACATCGTGGGCAACACGCTGACTGTTGCAGGCCAGACCGTCATCCATGTCGTCAATGATCCAGAGGTGCTGGGCTATTCCATCGCCTGGGGTAACGGCCTCATGAAGACGACCCACAAAGCTGGGTCTACCGTCGAGGGGCGATACAACACAGCTGTTGGACTGCATGCCCTGGCTGAGTTGACGATCGCCAGCCACAACACTTTCATGGGCTATACGGCGGGTCAGAGAGTCACCACCGGGTCTCACAACACCGCCATCGGGCGGGCGTCGATGATCTACCTGACGACCGGCTATCAGAACACCGCCGTTGGGCAGGGTGCTATGGTTGGCAGCCTGGACACAGGTCAGACCGGGAAATGGTTCTACAATACCGGTATCGGGCATAATGCCCTGTACGATCTCAAGGATACCGCCAGCAGCAATACCGGTGTTGGCTGGGGCGTCATGTATAGCAGCGTCAGTGGTGGCTTGGCGGGACAACAAAATTCTGCTCTCGGTGTTAATGCCCTTCATAATATTTCCAGCGGAGATAATAACAATGCCCTTGGTTATCTGGCTCTGGGTTCTGTCTCCACCGGTAATAATAACATTGGCATTGGCTACAATGCTGGCGGAGGCATTACGTCTGGATCCGGTAACGTCATCATCGGGCATAATCTGGGATCACTAAGCCCGACCCTGACGAATGCCTTTATCGTTTCTGTCGAGAATGGCACCCAGGTCATCACTGGCGGCAAGACCGGTATCTTCATACGCGGCACCAGCAGCAATACCGTCCCCCTGGCCGGTTATGTTGGTGAATACAAAGAGGTCAACCTCCCCCAGGCCTCTGATAAGGCCATGGGAAATGGGGTACCGCTCACGGTTGCCTCGTTGGCACTCACTCCCGGTGACTGGGATGTCTATGGCTGGATCGGTTTCACGGGTGGTGCATCCACAACAGTCACCCGCCTGCTTGGCTGCCTGTCCCTGACAGCAGCGACGATCGATACCGGCACGCCTGGCGCCTCATGGGCCACTGTGCAGGTCCCAGGTACCGTGATTGGGGCAAGTGCCAACTATTTCAAGGGAATGTGCGGTTATCGCAGAATGACGATCAGTGCCAGTGACACTGTTTATCTTGTTGGGTATGCGACTTTTACCGGTAATGCCCCAAGTGTCTGGGGTAAAATCTGGGCAAGGCGGATGAGATAATGGTAGCTTTTAATTTCCCCGATAATCCCTTTGTCGGTGAGAGTTTTGCTCCACCCAATGGACCCGCTTGGCAATGGGATGGCCTGACCTGGCGTATTGAATCGATCGCACCCCCGATCTCGCAGGCTGAGGTCTCGGTTGGTGACCAGCTGCCCACTGTCGGTGTCTTCAATGGTCAGCTCTGGTGGCAAAGCAACACCGGCAAGCTGTTCGTCTGGTACGACGACACGAGTTCGGCTCAATGGGTGCAGATCATTGCCCCGACGCTGATCCTCGATGCCACTGACTCACTGGTCAAGGCGACTGGGGGTTCAATACACCGGCCTCTGGCCGACTGGTTCGCTGGTATGGGTCGGGTGGACAATCCACCGGAGCTAGGTTTTTGGCCTGACCAGCACGCCACCAATATCTGGCGTATGCGAGACCGCGTCTTCATCGGTGACGCCAGTTACTATGACGGCAACATGACCCAGGCCAATGGATCCTGGCTGGGTGAGCCACAGACCGTGCTCGATGACGGTAATATGAACCAGCACTGGCTCGAGCGGTCAGCACAGCTGTACTCGAACCACACTGAAGGTGGCATCGCCATCCTGGGAGCTACCCGTGTCGGCGACAAAAGCGTCGCTGGGCAGACATCGATCGCTGTCGCTGGCTATGCCTACGCCAACAAGGATCCAGGCAATGTTTGGGGTGGGTATTTCGAGGGTGTCCGGGATTCTGTTTCCACAAATGCGGTATTTGGTATTGAAGTTAATGCCAAAAATCTTGGAACAGTTAAAACCAATAATCCCTACGAAATGTTCGTCCCCGGTGGTACTTATGGGCTCTGGGTGGCCGGAGGTGGCAATTCTCCAGCTGAGCCGATACCGACCGCTAACTCCACCGCTGCCATTTCGATCGGAGCCAATACCTCTCGCTGGGTCAAGGGCATCGTCTTCGACGCCGATGGTCTCGAAGGTACCGATGGCCTGAATTCCGGTAAGGCGATCGCCATTGAAATGGGCATGGGCCAGGCGATCAAATGGCGCCATGCAGCCGAGCTCTACTCGACATCCGGTGAGATCAGATCCGACAACAACCTGGCATCCTCCGAGACCCGTATCGTCTTTGGACCTACTGGCCTGCAGCTCAAATGCATGGACAGCTCGCAGAACCAGGAAGTCACCATTGCCGAATTCCCGATCCAGCCGGATGCAGGTATCTACCCGGTGCTCAGCGCCGGTATGGCCGGTGTTCACCTTGCTGCCGTAGGCACCAATGCCGATGGCCACATTAACCTGACCCCCAAGGGGATAGGTGTCGTCCAGACACGCAGCTCCATCCTGATGAACACCGAGGCTCCAATAGAGGCTGGCGGTGCGCTCGGGATTGGGCTCATGCTGTCGAATGTGCCCAATTTCGGTGTGCATTTCGGGGCCGGTATCCCATTGATCGTGGCAGCCCAAGGCTCTCTCTATCTGCGGTCTGACGGCACTTTCAACGAGCGTATCTATGTCAACGAAGATGGCACCGCCCGCTGGCGTGCTCTGGTCGACGATGTCTCCGGCAAGGTCGATGTTGTTCACGTTGGGGCTGGTGGGGACGCTCATGCCCTGGCAATCCCGGTTGGTGACGCTGTTGTCCCGGCAGGTCTGAATGGCTTCATGAGTGCTGCCGACAAGGCCAAGATCAACACGATCAGCGCCGGTATCGGGGCATCCATCGACCGTAGGTGGGATACTGCCGGTACCGCTTCCTGGCTCAAGAACGCGAACATTGTCGCCCTTGAAGTCTGGGTCCAGGCAGGAGGTGGAGGTGGTGGTGGAGCCAGTGCTGGTCTTGGCCAAACTTCTGTCGGTGCTGGTGGTGCTGGAGGTGGCGGCGTCTACAAGTTCTATGACAAGGCCGCATTGGCCCTCCTGGATCCCGATCTGCTGGGCATTCCAATTGTTGTCGGTGCCGGTGGCATTGGCGGCGTGATCGCAGGTGGTGCTGGTGCCAATGGCAGCGTATCGAGCTTTGGTACCCTGTCGGCAAGCGGTGGCCAGGGTGGCAATACGTCTGGGGCCAGTGCCCTGGATGCAGCTGTTGCCGGTGCTCAACCGGGTGAAGGAACTGGTGGCGACGACAACATTCGGGGTGGCCCCGGTCATCTCGCAATCAAGTTTGCAGGAACCACGCCTTATACAGCAGCGGGTGGCGTCGGTGGTGATGCCGCATTTGGTAATGGCGCTGGTTGGGCACGAACCACGCCAGATACTCCTGGCATTGACGCTAGCCGTGGTGCTGGTGGCTCTGGTGGTTTCTCAATAAATGCCGGTGGTGGAGCTGCGGGCGGTACCGGTGGAACCGGTTATGTCAAAATAAGGGAATATTATTAATGTTTAATTTCCCTGATCTTCCTTCTGTCGGCGATATCTTTGCTCCTGCTGGTGGACCGGCATGGAAATGGGATGGTGATTCCTGGCTGTCGATGATTGTCATGCCGGAACCACCACAACCCGATCAGGTGGTGGCTCTGCTTGGTGGTGTGGGCTATTCGGCTGGCCTCTTCTATGATGGCGCCTATACTCTGATGAACTCGACGGCCACACAGGAGCTGCTCGCCGACAAGCTGTACTTCACCCCATTCCGGGTTCGGGATATCCAGTTTTTCAACAAGATCGGGTTCAATGTCTCGATCCCGCTGACGGCAACATCTGCACGAGTGGGGATCTACAGTGCGCTCGAGGAAACTGCGATGCAGTACCCTGGCCAGCTGCTCTACGATGCTGGGGTACTCGATGTGACCTCCGAGGGAATCAAGGAAGCCACCGTTTTCGATCCGATGACGGGACGCGGCAAAGAGCTCGCTCCCGGCGAATACTGGTTGGCACTTGTGCTGGATGGGCAATGCACGGTCTATGGGAATGTCTCCCCCCAGGGCATGACCAAATTTGGCAGTACCCTGGGACCTGGAATGCCGATCGATCTCCTGTTTTCGCAGGAGCATGTTTTTGCCGAGCTACCTGCATTGCCTGGCGTGATTTCACGCGAAGGCGGTGTATTCCCCAATATGAGCTTAAGGATAGACGCATCATGAACCAGAACGAAGAATTGCGTATTCCGCTGACCAACACTCTGATCCAGGCAATTGGCGACTACCTCATCTCGCGGCCCTACCGTGAAGTCGCTGTACTCATCAATTCCCTGCAGATGGAGGTGACGGCAGCGACAACCGTCAAGCCGAATGGCGTACATGAGAATGTCGAGGTGGTGGGGGATCTTCAATGACGCCTGAGAAGAAAGCCGAGCTCGTCGCCCAGAAGCTGACCAAGCCAGTCAAGCGCACCTATTTCGGTGTGCAGCTTGCTGCATCTCCGTCCGGGCGAACTGTGGCGGCAACACCCTATGAACAGGGAGTGCCACCTGTCGTGGTCATTCCGCCCAATATGGGATCGGTGCCAGTAACTCCCACCGGCAGCCATAATTCCCATGGTTCCACGGGAAACCTTTCACCCCTGGTCGACAGGATGGTGGGTTCTTCCTATGACGTGGTGCGGGAATGCGTGACCAATCTCGAGTACATCAAGCATGTGTCGGCCCACCTGGAGCAGGTTTATGCTCTGGCCAAACAGATCACCGAAGGGGGCTCATTTATTTTTACCCCCGAGGAAATAGCCAATCCCATTAACGAAGGGGATATGGTTTTTGAATTTACTGATAATGAAACATTAACCATCAAAGCCAAAGGTTCTGATGGCATTGTCCGGCGCGGGATCATCCCGCTGGTCTAATAGGTGATTGCCATGGCTACTGATGACCCGATGGCTGGGTATATCCCTCTTGAGCATTTCCAGCTGACGGATGACGATGCGTCGACGGTTCGCATCCGCGACATGCCGTATGGCAAACGCCGCGAGCAGCTGACGATCTATCCGACTGCACTGGTGTTCCCCCAGCTCTCGGTCAATTCGATTTCTCCTGGCTACCCGATCATGCTGACCAACACCGGCTACGATGTCCTGGTCATTAGCGATCTCAAAGTCGTCGGCGATTTCGCCATTGTCAAACCGTCGATCTGGGTGGGTGCAAGCATTACCCTGGTCGCTGGCCAGCATGTGTCCCTGACGGTCACTTATAATCCCAAGCGTGAAGGCACTGTCACCGGAGGCATCTATTTCAACACTGGCTCTGCTGCGGGTGAAGAATTCGTCCACCTCACTGGTTCGGGCACGCCTGGATCCGGCACAATCGTCTGGATGAGCGGCACTGGATCTCCCGAAGGCAAGATTGCTGCCAAGGTGGGATCGGTCTTCTGCCGTACCGATGGCGGCGTCAAAACCACGATGTACGTCAAGGAAGCCGGGGCTGCCGGTATGACTGGATGGGTGGCCAAATAGATGCAGCCGTATATCCCCCTGGAGCATTTCAAAGCCACGGATGACGACTACTCGACGAGTCGTATCCGGGACATGCCCTATGGGAAACAGCGTGAAGCACTGAGGCTGACCCCCACCACGATGAACTTCAACTCGATGATGCTCAACCGGATCTCTCCTCCGGAGACCCTGCTGCTGCAGAATGTCGGTTACGACAAGGTGATCATCGAGGATATCCAGGTCGTGGGGGATTTCGTCTTCGATGGTTCAACCATCAAATCCGTAGACATTGGAGAGACGGTTTCCCTGTTTGTGTCCTTCCTGCCGAAGGTGACTACGATCGTAACCGGAGCTCTTTACGTCAATGCCCCCAGTGCGGTCGGCTCGAAATTTGCTACCCTCACTGGCTCAGGGGTCACAACCGAGGATCGCCTCATGCAGTACCCCTTGCTTACCAACGGCAAAGCCACGGGCGCCACGATCAACATCTCCAATGGCGTCTATTCCTGTGCAGTGTCGGGTGTCTTCGATGGAGCTGTTGCCCAGCTGCAGTGGCGGGCCGATACGACCAAGCCCTGGGTTGATATCCCGAATGTCAAGTTTTCCAAGGCAGATACGATTTATGGTATTCCATTAAATATTGGGCAAGCTCGAATATTTATTACTGGCGCGGGTTTTTCAACCTCGTTAACCGTCATGTTAATGTGGTAAAAAATGACTTATTATTCCCAATTTCTAGAAGATGTCGTCTCTTCGCCGACGCCTCCAGCTAGTCCTGTCAAGGATCAGATGTGGTGGCGGCTGCCGGAGCAGACCCTCTATATCTGGGATGGAGCTCTCTGGGTCCTGAACAAGGCGGTTCTTGCGAACGACCCGAGCAAAGCACCTCTCGATTCCCCCATCTTCATTGGCGATCCGAGAGCTCCGACACCTCCTCCCGGTGACGCAGACACGTCGATAGCAACGACAGCTTTCGTCAAGATCGCCCTCGATAACGACACCGCCGATTGGGCGCAGGTGGTGAACAAGCCAGCGACCTATCCGCCGACGCTGCCCATAGCGCAATCCGGTGTCACCAACCTGGAGACGGATCTCTCTCTTCTGGCTCCCAAGGATAATCCCGTCTTCACCGGCAATGCACGGGCGCAGACACCCCTGCCTGGCGACAACGACACCTCGATCGCCACCACAGCGTTCGTCACGACGCACGCTTCAGCTCTGTTCCCTGGCGGCAGTGTGCTGCAGTACCTGCGAGGCGATAAGGTCTGGACCACGCTCGATAAATACGCGGTTTTGTTGGATCAGGTGAACAACACCTCTGACGCCAACAAGCCGGTGTCGACTGCCCAGAATACAGCTGATCTTCTCCGGGTCCTGAAATCTGGCGACACAATGAGTGGTCAGCTGACCATCTCTCCGCCATCTGCGCCAGCGCACCTCAATCTTCTGGCTGTCGGTTCGCAGAGTGCGGGCATCATCCTGTCCAACGATGCGACATCCTCGAGCGTCTACCTGGAGAGCCGGACGGGTACGTCGACTCGTTGGCAGGTTTTTCTTGGTGATAACGTTGCTGAATCAGGTGTTGGCAGTGAAGCTGGTGGCACCAACTTCTCGATACGCCGGTTTCGCAATGATGGTGTCTTCCTCGGCGATGTCATAACAATCCCCCGTAGCACTGGCATTGTAAACTTCGTCGAAGGCGCCACATCGCCTACGCCTATCCTTGGAGACAGCAGCACCAAGGTTGCGACGACAGCCTTTGTCGTCAACACTGTAGGAGCCAAGGAGCCAGTGATAGCGGGAGGTGCGACCTCCCAGTATTGGCGTGGTGACAAGAGCTGGCAAACTCTCGACAAGAATGCTGTTGGCCTGTCTTTAGTTGATAATACCGGTGATATTAATAAGCCAATATCGACCGCTACACAGATATCCCTCGATCTCAAGGCCCCTATCCTGAGCCCTACCTTCACCGGCAAGGTGACGGTTGCGACCTCCACCACGGGCTCTGCGGGCATCCGTGCGCCGCATGGGGTTGTTCCGAGCGCTCCAGTCAATGGTGACTTCTGGTCCACCTCAGCGGGCTTCTTTGGCCAGGTGAATGGTGTGACAGTCGGCCCTTGGGGTCCTGGTATTCAGGGTATTCAGGGTCCCAAGGGTGACAAAGGCGACAAAGGTGACAAGGGCGATCTGGGCGGCCAGATCATGTATATCGGCGATGCTCCCCCGGCTTCACCCCAGGTTGGCCAAACCTGGTTCGAGAGCGATACCGGCAATAGCTTCATTTATTACAACGATGGCGTCGGAGCTCCGCAGTGGGTACCCAGCCATGTAGGGCAATTACCGCCCAATGCATCCGTCATGTATATCGGGGACACGCCCCCTCCTTCGCCCATCATTGGGCAGACCTGGTTCGAATCCGGCAGCGGCAACAGCTTCATTTATTACGATGACGGCAACAGCGTTCAATGGGTGCCGGTCCATGTCGGTGTCGTGCCGGAAGTCACGCCCAGCTTTACGACCTTCGAGTACATGTTTGATTCAGCAACGGTGGAACCACCAACTGCGAGTGAGATCCGTTTCAACAACTCGATGCAGAACCTGACTACCGAGATTTGGGTCCATCACAATTCGTCGCTCGGCAAGGATCAGACCAACGCTTTCAGCCTGATTGGGCTCTATGATCGGATCTTCATCCAGGACAAGGATGATTCGGATAAGTGGATCTCCTTCACCGTCAGTGGCACGCCGGTCGACGAAGGCACCTATCACAGCATCCCTGTTACCTTACGTGATCAGGGTGCTGTCCTGCCGCAGCAGCGTGTGCTGTTCAACATCGGCACGACAGGCAATGGTGGCAGCGGCGGCAATGTCATAGGAGGCAACATAACCATCGGTAATACGGCGCCATCCTCACCTGCCGTCAACGATGTCTGGATCGATACCACCTGATGGCTGTCCCTGTTTACACCCCAGCCAACGCGCTCACCTCGCCTGACGTTAATCAGCAGACCAACTTCCGTGTGCTGGTGAAGATGGCAACGGCGAGCAATGGGCAACTGCGCGTGACGTTCAGGACGGGCGGTGGCGGCAGTGGCCTTGGCATCGAAGGTGCAGCAGTCGGCAAGTGGGATGGTCTCCCCCTTAGTTCTGCTGCATGTGACATGACCACCCCGCCGCACCGGCTGATGTTTGCAGGTCTGGTTGAGAAGCTGATCCCCCCTAACAGCGCCTTTGTCACGGACTGGGTCACCCACAGCAATTTCTCGCTGGCGGCAGGCGATTGGCTGATCGTCACTTTCAAGACCAATTATGACGGCTACGAGGTGTACTCGACCGGTCCCACCAATACGAACGTCACCACGGTGTTCAAGAGTAGCAGCACCGATTACAGCCAGGCCCAGACCGCCGCTGCGATGGGCGGCAGTGTGTCGATCACTGGCGGTAAGCAGCCCGGAGAAGCAGGCGGCTACAACTTCTCTGTCGATCTGGTCGAGACGAATGACCCATCCGGAGGTGGCGGCAAGCCCTCCAAAGTCTGGAATGGTACGTCATGGGTTACCAAAACAGCCAAGGTTTGGTCTGGTTCGGCATGGGTCACCAAGCCAATTAAAATCTGGAATGGAAGTGGGTGGGTGTCCTGATGGCTTATGATTTCCCCGCCAGCCCAACACCGGGCGATGAATTCACCCCACCTGTCGGAGGTCAGACTTATGTCTGGGCGCCACCGCGTTGGCTGGTCAAAGGCATTCCTCCGATAGGAGTTGATGGCGGTGGTGGCGGCGAAGGTGGTATTCCCGAAGCACCCGTTGATAATAAACAATATGCTCGTAAAAATGCCGCCTGGGATATTGTTACGGCGACCGGTGCCTGGGTCGATATTACCGGCAAGCCTGCCACCTTTCCGCCGACATTGCCGATCGCACAATCGGGGGTAACAAATCTTGTCACCGATCTGGCAGGAAAGGCCCCGACCAGCCACACGCATACGACAGCTCAGGTCACTGGCCTGGACACGGCCCTGGCTGGCAAAGAGCCGTCGATCACAACTGGCAACTCTGCCTGGTTCTGGGCGGGTGACAAGACCTGGAAAGCAGCTCCTGCTCAGGACTGGTCAGTCATCACTGGTAAGCCTGCGACGTTTGCACCGTCCACGCACACCCACGTCATTGGTGACACGACAGGCCTGCAGACAGCTCTCGATGCCAAGTCACCGACTTCGCACACGCACGTCTATTCAACCCTGACCGGTATTCCTTCGACGTTCACGCCAAGTGCCCATATCCATGCACAAAGCGAAATCAGTGGATTGATCACTGCCCTGGCTGGCAAGCAGAACACCCTTCCGGCTGGGGGTGATTCAACCAATTATCTGCGCGGTGACATGACCTGGCAGGCAGTAGCTGGTGGATCCAGCGACTGGGCCAGCATCACTGGGAAGCCTTCCACGTTTCCGCCAACTGTACCGATCGCTCAGGCCGACATCACCAACCTGACGACCGATCTCTCAGCCCGTCTGCTGAAGGCTGGCGATACGATGACCGGCAAGCTGACCCTGCCGGGGGCGACCAACACCCAGGCCATGTTCAACATGCCAGCTGGTTCCGGTGAACCGGCATCGCCAGTCGATGGGGACTTCTGGTTCAGCAATACCACTGGTGTTCTGCGTTTCCGATTGGGTGGCGTTACCAAAATCATCGCCAATCTCGACACCGGTCAGACCTGGAACTCTGCACAGAATTTTGCTGCCAGAACGACATTCATGGCATCGACCACGTCATCGGCTTCGATCCGGCTGCAGCATGGCGTTGATCCGACTGCCTGGTCCAATGGCGATATGTGGACCACGACCCTGGGTCTCTATGCCCGCATCAATGGCGCCACTAAGGGACCTTTCGTCGACACGCTCGATATTGCTGGCAAAGCCAATGCGACTCACACGCACACCCAGGCTGACATCACCAATCTAACCACCGATCTGGCTGCCCGCGTGGCGAAGGCCGGAGACACTATGACGGGGAACCTGGGCCTGCCGACCGATGGCGCTCTTACCTTCGGTGGCACGACCGCGATCACCCAGGTTTCGGGTTCAGGAAGGCTGAACTTCACAGGTGCCGGTAGTGACTATGTGTTCGACGCCAATCTCATACCGCTAACCGATGGTGTAGGATCGCTTGGACGATCTGGGATGCAATGGGCCAATCTCAGCCTGAAGTCGGGTGCAGTCATCACCTTCGGCCCCAACCACATGTATCTCCAACACTATTGGGATGGATCAACCAGCACGCTGACCGTTGCCGGTAACATCGTGATGAGCATGGCGAGCAGGACGATCACCATACCTGGTGCGCCGACACTCGATGCTCATGCTGCCAACAAGCTCTATGTTGACACACAGTCCAAGCAATACGTGGAGAGCTACACTCGTAGGGTTATGAGTGGGTCTATTAATTATTATGTTAATAAGACAACCGGTGTTGATACAAATGACGGATTGAGTTCAGGTTCGCCATTTAAAACTATTACCGCGGCACTTAATAAAATAGGTTATGTGGATATTTCCGCAGCGGCTATTATGATTAATCTAGCCGATGGGGAATATACAGAAGGTTTTAATCCTACCCAGATATATAGCGGAACAGAACAAGCTCCTGCTATGGAGTACAATCATTATAGCGGTATGTATGGCAGCATTTCCCTCATTGGAAATGTGACGAATCCTGAAAATGTGAAAGTTGCCATCTATACATATGATTCCACCACACTGCATGCCACTGCCATTCTCAAGGGTATCGGATCTCTGTCGGGTTCTTCCTGGAACGAGATCGCTGTCAAAGGACCATGCACGCTTGTCCTCGAGAGCTGTGCTTTCTCCAGCCTCAAGGCGTTCGATAATGCACGTCTGCTCGTCTACGGAAACAGTAAGTTGAGTGGAGGCACTACTCTGGCCGATGTGCGATCGGGGGCATCCTTCTACACCACCTACAACTCGAAATTTAACCTGCTGACTCCCTACACATTGACTGGCGACAATGCGTTCCTGACGGTCGACAGCGGGGCTACGGCCTACCTGGATAGCATCACCTTCTCTGGATCAGCAGTTACCGGCAGGCGCTTCCGTGTCCGGGGCAACGCCACCGTGGTGGCCTACAACGGCAACTTCACAGTGCTCCCTGGAACAGTCGAAGGGATTTGCGAAACAGGTGGTGTCTATGGTGGCAAGTACGACTACGACAAGCGGATGGGATCCGGTGGCGCCACCATCCAGGAGACCGCTCCCACCTTTCCTGCACATGGCCAACTGTGGTGGAACTCGTTCAATGGCAATCTTTACATCTGGTACATCGACAGCGACGGCACGGCGCAGTGGGTCCAGGTCAATTCGGGAGGTGCATGATGGCAATCACTTTCTGGACTGATCCTACCGATGGCATGGTCTGGTGGTATGGCGACAACGTCCGGAGCTTCATCTGGAACCAGGCTCTCGGTGTCTGGACACGACCGCATGGGACAGCCCTACCGAAGAATTACTTCCTCAATCCGGCCATGCAAATCAATGAGCAGAATGGCCTGACGGACGGATCCAACGTGCAAGGCCTGATCATGGCTGAAGGCTATTTCATGCAGCATGCCTTCAGTGGCGGTGGCGTCTATCGTGGCCAGCGTGTCGCCTCACCGACACCCGGAGGCTCCCCCTATCGGCTGCGGGTTACCTGCACGACCAAGAACACAACCCTTGGAGCCAGTGACTGGTTGGTCTTTAGCACGCCCTTTGAGGGCAGCAAGATGATCGGTCTCAGATTCGGTACCACTGCCGCCAAATGGTGTGTCGCCCGGTGGGGCTGGAAGTCACCTGCCGGGTGGTATTGCTTCGGCATCAAGAATGCGCTCAACACCGAGGCTTATTCCTACCCCTTCAGGGTCAGGCCCGCGAAGCACAACATCGAGCATGTGCAATACGCGATCATCCCGCGCTGCATGTGGGACACCTGGCAGGTTAACAACACCCTATGGGGAACAGCCTACTGGTCGTTGATCAACGGCAACATGACCGATGATTCATATGTCTGGACCGACAGCAACAAGGTCGCGTCCTGGGAGATGGATAACGTCTTCATGGATACGGTCGGCAATGTCGCCGAGCTCTTCGATGTTGGGTTCTATATGGACCCAGACCTTACCGGTATCTCTCCTGACTGGCAGATGCCCAATTACGAGGACGATTACGCGGAATGCTCGCGCTACTGGCACAAGATGCAGAATGCCAGAGGCATTGCCCAGACAGCTACGACTGCACGGGTCAGTGCTTTGCATCCGGTTCCGATGGCAAGATCTCCCACGCTTTCCGTGGTTGGAACGCCGAAAGCTTATGACGGGACGACTGTGGCGGCGATTACCGCTGCAGCTCACACCTTCGGTAGCACGACTGAATTCTATGGCACCTTGACCACTTCTGGTCAGGTCGCTGGCAGACCATGCGGATTAATTTATGATGCTGCAGCTTCATATATAGCCATGGATGCAAGAATATAATGGCAATTAATTTTCCAGCTAATCCTGTAAAAGGCCAGATTCACAACGTGTCTCCTGGGGTTTCCTATATTTATAGTAATCCTACATCGGTTGAATATGCGGATGATGAAATTGGTTGGGAAAGGGTTAATATTAAAACGGCTTTGCCTAAAAATTACATCGTTAATCCGTCAATGCAGATCAGTCAGCAGAACGATGTTGTTTCAAGCACAGTCAGTGGGTTTTACCCGGCTGACCAATGGATGATGTCACGCTCCATGGCGACCGGGCTATCCACCATCTGGCGGCTTACAGGCGCTACCCCGGAAGGATCTGGCTGGCAAATCCACATGAATGTAGGCACAGCGCAGACTGTTCTGGCTTCCGGTGAGTGGTTGGCTTTTTTGACCTATATCGAAGGCCAGCGGATGGCTGATTTTCGTTGGGGTACGGCATCGGCGAAAGCTGCCGTCCTCAAATTCTGGTTCGTTGGAAAAGCCGGGACCTACACAGCCTTGCTGCGGGAACCGGCAAATACCCTTCACTATGCCTGCACGTTTACCATTCCCGCCAACAAGGCCGACACCTTCATGGAATGGGTGTTCGCCATTCCTGGTCCCACCACCGGTACCTGGCCAATCACCAATGCAATAGGATTGCAGCTCTGGTTCACCCTTGCTGCTGGTTCAGGTTACATATCCTCAACAGCATTTGCGTGGACAGCAGGTGGTGCAATCGCTGGTCCTGGCCAAACAAATGGGGCGGCAGTAGTCAATAACGCTTTCCGCGTATTAGATGTTGGACTTTACCTGGACCCCTATAAAACCGGTGTTGCACCGCCGTTCGAGATTCCTGACTACGGGGCTGAGCTGCGTCGTTGTCAGCGCTACTGGTACAAGGGCATGGGCATGCGCGGCTTTGCTGCGTCGGCGACATCGGTCAGCAGATTGGGATCAACGCATCCAGTGGCGATGCGGATAGCTCCGACTCTTACTGTTGTTGGAGCGCCTAAAGTTTTTGATGGCACGGCGACACCAACCTTGGCTGGTACGATCACATCATACAGCACAGTGAACAATCTTGAATTCACCCAGCCAAATGCCGGTCTAATAGCAGGTCGTCCCTGTAATCATTATTTCACGGCAATTGGTGATTATATCGCCGTGAGCGCGAGGATGTGATGACAGCGCTCAATTTCCCATCCTCTCCCCCCGATGGCTTCCAATATGTAGATGGCAAGATTGTCTACACCTATTCGGCTGCGACCGGGTTGTGGAGCAGAGGCCTACTTGGGACTGCCCTGCCGCAGAATCTCATCGTCAATCCCCAGATGGCGACCAGCCAGGAAAACGATGTCACCGGGGGTACTACCAGCGGCTTCTATGCTGCTGACCAATGGCGCATGCTGGAGACCCTGGCGACAGGTGTCGTCACTGGATCACGGCTTCTCTCGGCTGGTGCCAATGGGTCTCCCTATCGAATCCGTACATTGGTTTCGACAGCTCAGGCTGCGATCGGTGCTGCCGAATATGCTGGTCTTCTTAGCTATGTCGAAGGCAATCGGATCGCCCCACTGAAATGGGGGACAACATACGCCATCCCGGCAGTGCTGCGGTTCTGGGCGGCAAGCGTGCCTGCTGGCATGAACTATACGGTGACGATACGGAATAATCCGGCCACGCACCGTATCTCATTTCCCTTTGCCCCAACTGCTTCCTGGACCCAGTTTTCTTTTGCGATCCCTAGTCCTGTCGGCCAGACATGGACATTGGATAGCACGGTTGGCCTTGAGCTCTGGTTCGTGGCTGCTGCCGGAGCAAACCATGCAGGTGCGGCCTTTACCGGGCAATGGATGACAGGGAGTGCCATCAGCTTACTGGGCCAAGGCAACGGTGTTGCGACGGTCAGCAACCAGATGGTGATCAGCGATGTCGGGCTTTATCCAGATCCTCTGGGAACTGGTATTGGCCCGATTTGGGATGCCGTGCCCAATATGGATTCCGATATGGATTGCCTGCGCTACTGGTACCGGCTGATGGGATCCAGGGGTGTCGCCAACAGCGCGACCTCCGCTGGGCGCATGGGACAGCAGCATCCGGTCGAGATGCGGATCGGTGCAACGATCGCCAATGTTGGTGCGCCTACGGCTTATGACGGCACCAACAATGGCGCCCTGACCATGGGGGCGACTTATCCGAACACTCGGTTCGCCGATTTCACCGGCAGCACCACCACTCTCGTGGCTGGACGGGGTGTCATGCAGAGCCAGCCCGCTGGTGCCTATGTCGCAGTCAGTGCGAGGATGTAACGATGGCCTATAATTTCCCCTCCTCCCCGGCTGAAGGCCAGGAATACATCCCCCCGATGGGTGGACAGACCTATGTCTGGTACTCACCGCGCTGGATGGTCAAGGGTATCCCCCCGGTAGGTGGCGAGGGTACTGGTGTCGGCATCGAAGAAGCTCCGATGGATGGCAACCAGTACGGTCGCCAGGATGGGGGCTGGGGAATCATCGCGCCAAACTTCGACTGGTCGTCGATACCGGGTAAGCCCGCGACGTTTCCAGCCGATCCGCACACCCATCCCCAGTCCGAGGTTGTCGGTCTGACGGCAGCACTGAATGCCAAGGAAGCGACGATTACGTCAGGCACCACGTCCCAGTGGTTTCGTGGTGACAAGACATGGCAGCCTTTACCGATACCGGACTGGTCGACGATCGCTGGCAAGCCATCGACCTTTCCGCCCTCGACGCATAATCATCCACAAAATGAGATCACCAATCTGGTGCCTGACCTTGCAGCCAAGGCACCTCTGGTACACACGCATCCGCAGACGGATGTAACTGGACTGGTTGGAGCTCTGGCCGGAAAAGAACCTACTGTCACCACAGGAACCACCACCCAGTTCTGGCGGGGAGACAAGACCTGGCAGCCTGTGCCAGCTGGTGATTGGAGTGCGCTCACCGGCAAACCGGCGACGTATCCTCCGTCCGGCCATAGCCATGTCATGACCGATATTACTGGTTTGCAGGCGGCCTTTAATAATAAATCGGATATTGGGCATATTCACGATTATTCAACGCTTAGTAATATCCCGAACACATTTGCCCCAGCTCCCCATGCCCATGGCCAAAGCGACATTACCAACCTGGTTACCGACCTGGCGGAGAAGGCTTCCCTGACCTCGCCGGTCTTCACTGGCACGGTGACTCTACCGGTTACCAATGTCCTGGGAGCCCTGACAGGTGTGGCTGCTACCTTCAGCAGCACCGTGAGGGCGGTCTCATCCTACTATGTCAAGCCTGGAACGGTGGACCCCCAGAACGTCCATCTCTGGTTCCAGGGCTTTGCCAACGAAGATCGTGCTGTCCTCTACACATCGGCGGCTGCACTGGGATCGTTTGTCATCCGGGTAGGTGGCGCCCAGTCCTACTCGTTTGGTGCTGCTGGAATGTTCACCTCTCCGGTCGGTATCACCAGCGGTACGGGCGCGTTCAGTGGTGCTCTCAGCAGTGGCGCACACTCGGTGACTGGCACTATTACCGCCACCGGCAATGTCACCAGCACTGCCGGTCATGTTGTTTCCGCCAATTATTCCTATGCGAATGCAGGGTATTTCATTGGTGCGCCAACTCTGGCTGTCGTCGGGACGACCTCTGGCAGTGTAGGCGATGTCGCCCTGCGTCCATCAGGCTACAACACCTCTGCCATGCAGACACTCCTCGATGGGGCAACAGGAAATCTGTCCGCCACAGGATGGGTCATCTCTAACAATGGCCGTCATGTGGGCACCACCACCACAGTTGTTCTCTGCAACAATGGTACCGGTGCCGGAACCGTCTATCTCCGGCCCAATGGATCTGCCAGTGGCACTGGCCAAATGACTGTCTCATCTGCTGGGGATGTCCAGGCCTATCGAAGCATCGACGCCAATGGGAATATTACGGCTGCCCAGAATTTCATCTCCTCCACGGCAGCCCTGGTTCTCTCTGTCACAGGAGCCACAGGTAATATCTATTTCCGTGGTGTTAATAATACGACTGCTGAGCAGGGGTATTATCAATATAATGGCAACTTCACGATCGGGAACCAGGGCTATAAAGCCGTGGCAGGTTCCTGGGCAGCCTCCTCAGATGGCCGCATCAAGACCGTGGTCGGTGACTACATGGCTGGGCTGAAGGAGATCCTTCAGCTCAAGGTCAGGCGCTATACCTACAAGGGCAACGAGACCTTGCTGAATGCCCCGGAGAAGGCAGGTCCCGGTCCCTACGAGGATAGCCCGCATCGCAAGCAGGCAGAGACCGGAGAGGTCCACATCAGCCTGATCGCTCAGGAAGCTGAAGCGGTCATGCCCGATCTGGTGACCCGTTCCATTGCCTGGATCGATGGCGTAAAGGTTGATGACTTCAGGACCCTCAACCCAACCAATGTCACCTGGGCATTGATCAATGCAGTCCAGGAAATGGCTGCTAAAATCCAAACCCTAGAAGGAGAAATTCGTGGCTACACAACAGGAAATAATCGAGCAGAATATCCGCGTCTTGTTGGGTGATCTGCAGCTTCAGCTGTGCTTCGCCAAGGCTCAGATCCAGAGCATGGAAACCTACATCGCCGAGGTCAACGCCAAACAGAAGCAGGAAGAATCCGTAACAGAAGCTGACGGCTTGCCCAAGGTGAAGACCAATGGCGCCGCACATCCGGTAGATCAGGTGCCCTAATGGCCTTCAGCGGTTTCCAGGATTTTCAGGATCCTTTTGCAGATGCCTTGCAGCAGATGATTGCAGCGCGACCTGGGATCTCGATCAATTCCGGGTACCGCTCACCTGAACGCCAGGCTCAGCTTTATCAGGCTGCGATCCAGAAGTATGGCTCGGAGAGTGCTGCCCGTCACTGGGTGGCACCCCCCGGCAAGAGCCGTCACAATCATGGAATCGCAGCCGACCTGGCGTTTGCTACCGACGCTGATCGTCAATGGGCACACGAGAACGCTGCCCAGTTCGGCCTCAATTTCAGGATGGGTCATGAGCCCTGGCACATCGAACTGATCGGCGGGAAAGAAACAGCTGTCGGGAATCACTCGGGTGAACCTGTTGCTGCACCTGGACAGGTACCCACCAATTACCGGGCGCCCCAGGAAGTCGCACGAGAGGATCAACGTCTTTATTCGGCTACGCCGGATGTCACGTTCAATTCCCCTGTCGCCCAACAACCAGTTGGAGCTCAGGACGTAAACGCATTGGCCAGTTTGCTTTCACCAAGGCGGCAGGAAAGAGCAAAAGGTATTTTAAATAATATCAGAGATTATGCTTAATGGACGGGGAAATTAAAGGTTGGTTTTCATCGCAAACAATCGCCATCCTCGCCGGTATCGGTGTGACGTTGGTAGGTTGGGGCTATGTGTTCAACCAGCTGCAGACCGACACTGACAGGAACAGCGCAGCTGTCAGTGATCTCAGCGTCCGAATGGAGAAGAATGACAGCACGACTGCCTTGCTCGATACACGGGTGGCTGGGCTGGAGAAGGTGGCTACCGATGCCATCATGTTGAGGCGTGAACTGGAAGCCACAGTTGGAGGATTCAGGAGCGACATCGCAGTGATCAAGGAGATCCTGACCAGGATGGACAAGGACCAGAAGAAGCCATGACCGGACCAGTGGGAGAAACCAGGGAGGTTGCAACATCGATTGTCGATGCCTTCAAGAACAATCCTACCTGCCTGGCTGTGGTCGTGCTGGCGTCCCTGTTCTCCGTGCTCACCTTCTTCGCTTTGCAACGCGACGCTGACAGACGATCCGAGCTGCTCAAGATCGTCGTCGAGCGCTGCCTACCACCAAAGGGGAATGCATCATGAGCAAAGCTGACATCAAAGAATGGCAGATCACGCTCCAGGGAGCAGGCTTCCCTCCGGGTGCGATTGATGGTGACTTCGGACCAGCGACTCTGAAGGCCAGCATGGCCTCGATCAAAGATCAGCTACCTGCAGCAACCGAACCAGACGAGATCCATGAGATCCCGATGGAGTGGCTGCCCAAGTCGACCAAGATGCGTCGGATCATTGCCCACTGGACTGCTGGTTCCCATCAGGCCAGCAAGACAGACCGCGAGCATTATCACTTCATCTGGAACGGCGACGGCAAGATCGTCAAAGGCGATCGGCCTGTCACCGCCAACGAGAGCACAGCCGACAATGACGGCTACGCGGCGCACACCAAGAACTGCAACTCTGGTTCGATCGGTACCTCGGTTGCCTGCATGGCAGGCGCCAAGGAAAGCCCATTCGATCCGGGTCTCTATCCGATGACCAAGGAGCAATGGGACCGCATGTGCAGGGGCATCGCCCAGCTCTGCACGTTTTACAACATCCCTGTCACCGACGAGACGGTGCTCTCTCATGCCGAGGTCGAGGGCACCCTGAAGATCGATCAGAACGGCAAGTGGGATTTCACGAGACTACCTTGGGCACTGGACGTAAAGGGCGCCCATGCCTGTGGTGAACGTATGAGGGATGATGTAATAGGGTATTTATAAGGAATACAATTATGAGCATTCTCACAGCAATTATTGTTTTAATATGCCTTGGTATTTTGTACGCTGTTGGCGTTTTAGTAATCGATAAATTCTTTCCCGAACCACCAAACAGCTACCTGAAGCTGGCATTGATAGTTCTCATTTGCCTGGCAGTCGTGCTATTGCTGCTGGGTATGGTAGGTATTGGGCCTGGCATTAATTTAAAAATCGTTTGATAATTCTTACGGTGAGTATTTAAGATGGCTGTCCATAGCCCTGCCCATCCGAATGAGAAGACCCTGAAGGAGATCTACAAGATCACTCCTTCGATCAATGGCAAGGACCATCTCAATGGGTCTGCCAATGGTAGCTCAGAGGATCATGATGTACGGCCATACAATGCTGCCGAGACGCCCAAGATCACCAAGTGGGCGAACGAGCCAACGGTCACCAAGCTCAAGGAAGATCTTGAAGCTGCCAGGCCAGCGCACGATTCGTTCGTCCTCAAGGTACGCAGGTGGAATGATCTCACGGCAGTAACTGGCGAAGCCAAGCCACCGAAGATCAAGGGCCGGTCACAGGTCCAGCCAAAGCTGATTCGGCGCCAGGCTGAGTGGAGATACTCGGCTCTGACCGAGCCTTTCAATTCATCTGAAAAGCTCTTCGACGTTGCCCCCGTGACGTTCGAAGACGGCCCAGCCGCTCGTCAGAACGAGCTGCTTCTGAATTGGCAGTTTCGAACGAAGATCAACCGCGTCACGTTCATCGACAATTACGTCCGCGCCAATGTCGATGAGGGCACGGCAGTCGTTCGTCTCGGCTGGTGCCGTTATACCGAGGAGGTCACCGAGGAAGCACCGACCTGGGAGCATACAGAGCTCCAGGACGAGATGCAGATGAAGCAGCTGCAGGCTGCGATCGAGCTCAAGGAAGCTGACCCCAGATCCTTCAACGAGGGTATCACCCCGGAGATCAAGGCTGCCGTCGACTACTACGAGGAATCAGGCCGGCCATCGGTGGCTACCAAGAAGGGCACCGAAAAGATCAAGGTCGAGAAGATCATTGAGAACCGACCCACGCTGGAGGTGATCAATCTTGAAAACATATATTTCGACCCATCCTGCGGGGACGATCTCGACAAGGCTGGCTTCGTCATCCTGTCGTTCGAGACCAGCCAGGCTGAGCTCAAGAAGGAACCCAAGCGCTACAAGAACCTGGAGTACGTCAACTGGGAAGGCGCTACGGCGGTTCTTGAACCGAACCATATGCCGCAGTCGAACGATATTAACTTTAATTTTAAAGACCCATTAAGAAAGCGTATTATCGCTTACGAATATTGGGGCCTCTACGATATCGACAACAAGGGATACCTGGAGCCGATTGTTTCTACCTGGATCGGAAACGTTCTGATCCGGTGCGAGAAGAATCCCTTCCCGGACAAGAAGCCCCCCTTCGTGATCGCCCCCTATATGCCGGTCAAGCGCCAGCTACTGGGTGAGCCGGACGCTGAACTGCTGGAAGACAATCAGAAGATCCTGGGTGCCGTTAGCAGGGGCATGATCGATCTTCTGGGTCGAAGCGCCAATGCTCAGCAGGGCTTCGCCAAAGGCATGCTCGATGTTTTGAACAAGCGCCGTTATGAAAGCGGGCAGGATTACGAGTTCAATCCGAACATGCCGCCCCAGCAGGGCATCATGGCGCATACCTATCCCGAGATCCCGCAGTCAGCCATGCTGATGCTGCAACTCCAGAACCAGGAAGCAGAGGCTCTCACAGGCGTAAAGGCGTTCTCTGGAGGGCTTTCGGGTGACGCCTATGGCGAAGTAGCCGCAGGCATCAAAGGCATCCTGGACGCCGCTGCCAAGCGCGAGATGAGCATTCTACGCAGACTCGCAGGTGGACTGGTTCGCATTGGCAAGAAGATGATCGCGATGAACGCGGTCTTCCTGTCGGACGAGGAAGTGATCCGTGTCACCAACGTGCTGCCGGTTGTCCCCGGCATCGGTCACAATGGTGGCCCTGCACTGGACGACGACAAAGCCAAGAAGCTTGAGAAGAGCCAGTTCGTTTCCATCTTTCGTGATGAACTGCCGGGGGAATTCGATCTCAAGGTGGACATCTCCACCGCCGAGGTCGACGCAGCCAAGTCGCAGGACCTGGCCTTCATGCTGCAGACCATGGGACCGACCATGGATTTCAGCATTACCAAAATGATTTTGGCAGAAATAACCCGGCTGAAAAGAATGCCGGAACTCTCCCACGCGATCATGTTGTATGAGCCAAAGCCGGATCCAATGGAGGAGGAGCTCAAGAAGCTCCAGCTGGAAGCTGCCCGCAAGGAAGTCGAAAAGCTACAATCCGAAATCGATCTGAACCTGGCTCGAGCCAAAAAGGAAGAGACCGAAGCGGAGCAGGTTGTCCTCGATACCGTCGAGCAGGAAACTGGTACCACCCATGCTCGCGAACTCGAGAAGCAGGTGGCCCAGTCGACAGGCAACCAGGCACTGGCTGTCACGCAGGCACTGCTCAAGCCGAGGAAGTGGAACGAGACACCGCCCGATATCGATGCAGCCATTGGCTACAACGAGATGAGCAAGGTCATGCACGACCCGCGTACTGGCGCCACATCGACCACCTCCCCACCAATGCCATTGGACCTGGCAACACCGGGGAGCAGCATGACTGCCGCGCAGATCAACGCGATGGCAGGACCAGGAGCAGGAGGTCCATTACCTGGAGGGCCGATGGCGCAGATACCAAACATGCCACCACCACCAGAACAGCAGCTGGGTCCACCCGAGATGGGTGGCCCAGCAGCACTACCACCTGGGGCCATACCGGAAGGCGTAGACATTCCGGATATGCCCGAGCCACCGGCACCACCGCCAATAGCTTAATAACAAGGAAAGGAATTATTATTAATGTCGGATATCCAAGATCTTGAGCAGGGCATAAAGGACGCCGAAACATTGATCGCGCGCCGTCAGATGGCTCTCAAGCTTTCCGATAATCACGATTTCAGGAAGCTCATTCTGGAGGACTTTTGTGGAACTGAAGCAGCCCGCCTGGTTCAACTCTCCGCCGATCCTATCCTCTCCGACAGGGAGAGGGCCGACGCTCTCGCCATGGCCCAGGCCAGTGGTCATCTCAGACGCTATTTGTCGATGATGATCCAGATGGGCTATACCGCCGAACGCGAACTCCCGCAGCTACAGTCGGCTCTCGATGAGACCCGAAGCGTGGAGTTGCATGGAGACGATGATGACGTAGAGGAGGTGCGCGGTTATGGCCACTGAACCCAATGAAAGCACAAACCCGGAAGAGAAAGTCGAGACTGAGACCCAAACCGAGGAGGTCAAGAACCCTCTCGAAATGTCCGACGAGGAGTTCCTGAAGACACCACCCCCAGGTGCTGCTCCTGCCGAGGAGAGTACGGAGGAGGAAAAAACTGAAGGGTCGGAAAAGGCCGGTAATGATTCCCAGCCTTCCGGTGATGCCGGTGAGACCGAGGCGGAGAGCGTCAAGTCTGGTAATGAACCGCCGCCACCCAAGAAGGCTGTCAGCGAAGGTAAGGAACCAGCAGGGAAGGAGCAGGCGAAGCCACCTGTAAAAAAATCCGCAGCCGAAGCTGAAGGGACCGAACCAGCTAAGGCCGAGGACGCACCGGTCGACTACGAGGGCTTCTTCAAGCAGATCATGACGCCCTTCAAGGCGAACGGTAAGACCTTCGAGATCAAGACCCCGGAGGAAGCTGTTCGTCTGATGCAGCAGGGTGCTGGCTATGGGCGAAAGCTCCAGGACATGCAGCCGCACCTGAAGGTGCTTCGCATGTTGGAGAAAAACAATCTCCTCGATGAGGGTAAGCTCTCATATTTAATTGATCTGAATCAGAAAAAGCCAGATGCGATTAAGAAACTAATCAAAGATGGGGGGATCGACCCCCTTGATCTGAATACCGATGATAAAGTAACGTACACACCAACGAACCACGCTGTCAGTGATAAGGAGGTTGTGTTCCATCAAGCCATCGCCGAGGTGCAAAACCAGCCCGGTGGCCATGCGACACTCCAACACATCAACCAGACGTGGGATGAAGAGAGCAAGGGATTGCTCTGGGACGAGCCGGAGATATTCGGGGTTATCCAAGGTCAACGAGAGAATGGGGTCTATGACCAGATCCTCTCCGAGATCGAGCGCCAGAAACTCCTGGGTCACATCAAGAACGGAACGCCGTTCCTACAAGCCTACAAGGTTGCCGGGGACCATCTGGTCAAGACCAATGGCTTCAAAGCGCCGGTCCAGACACAAGCTGCAGCACCCATTCAGACTGCACAGCCACAAGTGATCGCCACCCGTACAGCAACCCCGAAATCTCAGGCTCGGAATGGTGAGCGGGCTGCCGCTGCATCCCCTACCAAGGCAGTTGCATCGAGCAAGCCAACCAGCACCGTCAATCCGCTGCAGATGGCGGATGACGATTTCATGAAACAATTTAGTGGCCGGTTTTGATATTTAACTGAAAATCATTGCCTGCCCGGAGATTTGAGCCATGCTGAACTATAATGCTCCCACCACAACGGCGAGCGGCACCAGGTCTGACATTGATGCCGCAGGTACTGCCGGTCAGATGCAGACCTTCTTCTGGCTGAAGAAGGCGATTATCACCGCCCGCAAAGAGCAGTATTTCATGCCGCTCTCTTCGACGGTGAACATGCCCAAGCACTACGGCAAGACCATCAAGGTCTACGAATACGTGCCCCTTCTTGATGACCGCAACATCAACGACATGGGCATCGATGCTGCTGGTGCGGTGATCACCAACGGCAACCTGTACGGCTCGTCCAAGGACATCGGCACGATCACGTCCAAGCTGCCGGTGCTGACTGAAAACGGTGGCCGTGTGAACCGCGTCGGCTTCACCCGTATCCAGCGTGAAGGCTCCCTGCAGAAGCTCGGCTTCTTCACTGAGTTCACGCAGGAAGCTCTCAACTTCGACAGCGACGACGAACTGATGGACCATCTGAGCACGGAGCTCATGAATGGCGCCGTCGAAATCTCCGAGGACATGCTCCAACGAGACCTCCTGAACAACGCAGGCGTCGTCGTCTACGCTGGTATCGCTACCAGCCACGCCACGGTGACCGGTGAAGGTGCAACGCCTTCGGTCGTCGACTACCAGGATCTCATGCGCCTCGATGCGCTTCTCACCGACAACCGTACCCCGAAGCAGACCAAGATCATCACCGGTTCCCGGATGATTGACACCAAGGTCATCTCCGGTGGCCGTGTTCTCTATGTTGGTTCGGAAATCGTCCCCCTCCTGAAGTCGGTCAAGGACCTGTTTAATAACCAGGCCTTCATTCCGATTCAGCAATACGGTGACGCCGGGACCATCATGAACGGCGAGATCGGATCGATCGATGCGTTCCGTATCATCCAGGTTCCTGAGATGCTGCACTGGGCTGGCCAGGGTGCCACTGCTGGCGGTTCCCCGACCTACCGGAACACCTCCGGCAAGTACAATGTCTATCCGCTGCTCTGCGTCGGCGATGACAGCTTCGTCACCATCGGCTTCGAGACGGATGGCAAGACCGTGAAGTTCTCGGTCATGACCAAGATGCCCGGTAAGGAAACCGCCGACCGTAACGACCCCTACGGTGAGACCGGGTTCTCCAGCATCAAGTGGTACTACGGCTTCTTGACCAAGCGTCCGGAACGGATCGGCGTGATCAAATCAGTGGCGCCAATCTGAGTCCCCTCGATCGGGCAACCGCCATTGGTGAGGAGGGGGAGTGGCCCTACCGCTCTCCCTCTTTCAAAATGAACATAATCCTGGAGGATTATTAATGGCTAACCAGCCAGAATCTCTCGAGCTATTCAAGAATTTGCCTCTCAGAGCTGGCGGCCCCAGGCCTGGCACCAGGGAAGGTGAAGAGACCCCACCGGAAGATCCGACAATCACGGATCCCAATGAGTTCCCGTTGGGTGAGTACGAAGTACCCCCCATGGTGATCGAAGAAACCCCTGCACCGCCGCCACCGGCAGAGGAATCGGGTACCCCTCCTCCTGAAGAGTCACAGATCGAGGAGCAACCCGAGCAGGATACTCAACCGGAACCGATCGACCCGGATGCCCCACCCGAGGAGGAAACCCCTCCGGCGATCGATGCTTCCGGAGTAAGGGGGGTGACAGAAATTGACATGCTCAAACAACGGGCTCTGTTGATGGGCATCAAGTTCTCCAACAACATCAGTGCCGCGACCTTGCGAACCAAGATCCAGGCACGCATAGACGGTGAGGAAGCAAAGGAAGCTGCCGCCACCCTCATCAATGGCAAACCCGAACCAGAAGAAGAGATCGTCGTGACCGCTGAGCCATCCGCAGCCGAAATCCGCAAGAAGATGTTCGACACCGAGATGCGTCTGGTGAGGCTCCGGATCACCAACCTGGATCCAAAGAAGAAAGACCTCCCCGGCGAGATCTTTACCGTCGCCAATCGTGTGCTGGGCGCTGTCAAGAAATACATCCCCTATGGCGAGGCGACCGACAACGGCTACCATGTGCCCTATGTCATCTACCGCCAGCTGAGGGAGCGCGAGTTCCTCAACATCAAGACCCGCAAGGACCGCCAAGGCCGGACCATCGTCGAGACTGGCATGGTGCGAGAGTTCGCCCTCGAGGAACTACCACCTCTGACCCAGGCAGAGCTGACTCAACTTGCTGCACAACAGGCAGCTGCAGCAGGCATGAACTGATTATTATCTGATTATTTTATTACGCATTTTTGAAATGGATTAGATAATGGCTGCGACTCCATCTGGTGCCGATGTCTTAGCCAATACCCTACTCAAGAACCTGACAACCGGGGTGGATTTCACCGTCCCGGATGTCAACCTTGATGACCCAGCCTATGAACTACCGAAAGCCGAAGGCCCCAACTACGAACAGATCAAACGCCTGACAGACGACGACCTCACCACTGGTGCGGTCGGCGGCACCGGCATGTTCGACCAGATCATGGTCAGCCTGGTGAACCACCTGAAGGTGGAATACACCGCCAACCGCATAGCAGGCGCTGAATACACCAAGGCTTACATAGGCGTCATCGGGGCTGCACTTACCACGGCACAGCAGTACCTGCTGGCCAAGGATGCTGCCTACTGGACAGCTGTCACCGTTCAGAACCAGGCACGAGTGGCCGAGATCGAGGTGGTCAAGGCCCGCGTCGAGCTGGAAATCTCGAAGGCTACACTGGTCAAGCTGCAGTTCGAAGCGAACACAGCCAGCGCCCAGTACGGCCTGATCAAGATGCAGATCTCGAATGCCGATGCCGAGTATGCTGGCACCGTGGCGCAGACCACAGGCACCACCTACACGAACACCTACCTGCTGCCAGCCCAGCTGGCTCAGAGCAAGGAACAGACCGAGCAGATCGCCTATCAGAACTCGCACATTCTCCCGGCACAGAAGATCGGCCAGGATCGAACCAACGAGAACCTGAAGTCCCAGGGCGATGGCGTCGACTACACCAACGCAAACATCCTCCCTGCCCAGAAGAAGCTGATCGTCGAGCAGAGCGAAGCCCAGCGTGCCCAGACCTACGACAAGCGCTCCGATGGCGCCGTTGTCACGGGTGCGATCGGCAAGCAGAAGGAGCTCTACACCCAGCAGATCAAGGCCTACCAGTTCGATTCCGAGACCAAGCTGGTCAAGCTCTACACGGACAGCTTCATTTCCCAGCTGACCATCAACGAGGGCCTCAAGGTCCCCGAGCAGTTCGACGAGGGCAGCATCAACTCCATCGTCAAGGAAATGAGAAAGAAACTCGGCTTCACGTCCGTCTGATCATGGGACTTTTCAGCGACAAGAAAATCATCTCGGTCGCGTCGTCCGTTTACAATATGGCAGGCGAAGAGAAGGACCGTCCGCAGTTCCTGCAGAGCCTGATCATGAGAAACATTCTCTCAGGCACCAGGGACAGCATGGGTGATACCATCATCACTGGCTACCTGAATGGCCCAGCCATGAGGCTCAGGCAGTTCTACAAGTGGGCACGTCAGAGCAAGAACTACGGCCAGATAGGCATGCCTACCGGTACCCTCGGCAGTGGTGACGAGATCGATCCCAAAAAGACCGAGATCTATATCCCCCATAGTGCTGCGACCCAGGTGTGGTGCCAGTCCGCCGAGACAGGCATCGCGGATTACACTTACTGGGCTGAAGAATGGGTCATGAAGAACCGACCCACCCAGTTGGACAAGGCCTGGGTCGCCACACACAATGCGACCACCAACAAGATCACGATCCGGTTCGTGGACAACTCGACGGTGTCATTCACACCAGCCAATTTCTATAAAGATAAATATTATGTCTATGCATATTATATAATCATAACAAATCCAGGTAATAATGAGACCATAAGCTATGGTCCCGACCAGATCATGATCTATCGACTGGGTACGGGTAAGCCTGGCCTGGATGCCCTGGTCCAACAGGGCTCATCCTATGGTGAGTTCTTCCCATTCATCCCAGTCCGGCTGGACGGCAAGTTCCTGTCCGACACCCATGAGCCCACTGCCTTCAAGCAGGCTGACAAGGCCTACAAGAAGGCAACCGGTGGCCGCTACAAGGAGATGATTGAGGAGCTCAAGGACAATAAGGACCTCGACGATATCGACTACGCCTATGTGGTGTTCGGGGTATCCCTCAACGTGGTGGAGATGTCCTGCAAGCGGTACCTCTACACGTTCTTCGAGAAGCTGATGTTCTCCCAGAAGGGAGGTCCCCAAGCTTATCAGAAATGGGCGGCAGCCTCGCGTGCCCAATCGCTCACCTATAATACCTGGCGCAATTGGAAGACAGATCTCGAGGTGCACCGTGGCGGTCACAACAGAGGAGGTGAATCTCCGGGTGATCCAGGACCTGAACCAACCCGTCCCACCATGCCTGCACCGCCTTCGAATACGATCAAGATTACCAACACGACCAAGCTGGATACGGATTATGACATCCGTATCTCGTGGTCATACATCATGAACGGTGTCGGCACCGGCAAAGGTCGACCGGGAGCCAGGACCAATGACTGCTGGCTGGTCTACACGGGTGAGGACAAGGCGATCCAGAACTTCTTCTCCCAGGAAGTCAGCATATTTTTTCAAAACAAAGACATCTCATCCCACAAATTCCGCATCTATTGGCAGCGTTCAGCCAACAGCTACACCTACCTCGACGTGGTCGGGATGGTGCATAAGAACATGATCTACGGTGGCAAATCCGTGACGATCAATGCCAAGGAAGCGCTGCAGAACGCAGACGAATCTGGCTTCATCGTCCCACTGCACTACGAGACCTGGCGTGAGACGCCGATCATCGATGCATCCCAGATGGGCACGGCCTGCATCTTCATGGTGGTCAATTCTTATCAGGTGACCAAACAGAAATGGTACCAGAGGGGGATCTTCAGGATCTTCCTGGTGATTATCATCGCCATCGTCAGCGTGGTGCTCACTGGTGGTGCTGGCCTGGGTCTTCTGGGTGCTCACCTGAGCGTCGGCAGTGCCCTCGGGTTCTCAGGCATGACCGCAGCAATCGTCGGCTCCGTGGTGAATGCTCTTGCAGCTCTAGTCCTGACCACCATTCTGGAGAAGGTGGCAGGGGCATTCGGTGCCCTGGGTCCAGTCATTGCAGCGGTGCTGGGCATCGTGATTGGCAACATCGCCAGTGCCTTCCAGTCTGGTGGCGCCATAGCGATCAACTGGGGTTCGTTCCTGCGAGCGGACAACCTGCTGAAGATCACCGATGCGATTGGCACCGGGCTGCAGAAAATGATCCAGGAATCCACCTTGGAAGTCCAGCAGGACATGATAGAGCTCGCCAAGAAAGCCAATGACGAGCTGCTCAAAATCAAGGAAGCGTATGTCGCTGAATTCGGTTATGGTCAGATCAAAATCGACCCAATGGAATTGTTTGTTAACGATAAGTCTCTACGCATGGAGAGCCCGTCTACCTTCCTGGCTCGGACTACATTAACTGGTTCTGATATTGTAGAAATGTCCCAGGATATGTTATATAATTTCGCTGAATATAGCATCAAATTGCCTGATGCATTTGCTTAAAAATAGGTGATCTCATGTCTCTGTCAGACACCCTCAACTACTACAGCAATCCCTATGGAGCGGGAGCAAATCCTGCCTATACGAATGGGGTCACTACTGCCGCCCCAACCTCGACCATTGTCGATCCGTTGAACCCGACAGCAACGGCACCCCTGCCGGAGATGGCAGGTGGCGGTGGCGCCAACACCCTCACGGGTAAAGGCGTGGGTGATGTCGGTGCTGGTAACCTGGCTCCCGGTGCCAAGAATACATTTGGTTGGAACCTGGGTTCCCTTGATCTGGTTCTCGGCGGCATCAAGACGATCGGTGGATTGTGGGCTGCCTGGCAGGAGAACAAGCTGGCCAAGGAGCAGCTGAAGCTGCAGCAGCAGACCACCAATGCCAACTTCGCAAACCAGGTCAGCGCCTACAACACGGCCCTCGAGGACAAGACGCGGCATCGTGCGTCGTTCAATGAGCTGCCACAGGCCGAGGCTGACGCCTATCTCGCCAGCCACAAGCTGGACAAAGTGAACATCGGGTGAGGTGAGCCGTGGCCGTTCTTAAGTGGGATGATGTTGCCTACAATCCTGTCGCTACTCGGGGGGGTGCTACCGCAGCTGCCCTACTGAACGATGGGATCACTGGGTTCAGTGATGCGCTCGCCAAATACGAGGCGCGAGAGACTAAGAATGCAGGTGTCGCTGGCATCGCTGAAGCGATGAAGCTCACGACTGCCGAGCAGTACCGGCAGGCTGCCAAAGAAGGCAGACTTCAGATCAACGAGAGCAACATCGACTTCTTCACGGGCCGGGAGAAGGAACTCCTCGCTAACGAGCAGTCCCAGGTACTCACCAAAGGTTACACACTCGACAACCAGGGCAAGCTCATCGATCAGGAGGGCAAGCGTGTCCAGATCGAAGGCTGGCGTATTGATAATCAGGGTAAGATTATTGATAATGAAGGCAAGGTTATTGGTAATAACCAACAGGCCCTGGCTCTCGAGGAGAGCAAATACAATTTTGGTCGAACCAAAGATCAGCATGTAGCCGAGCTGGAAGCTGCTCCCATCATGGCTCGCATCAGTCAGCTTGCTGATTCCGGTACAGCTGAAGGTCGCCGCCAGGCCAATGCACTAGCCGTCGAACATGCTCCCCTGCTTGTCAAAGCAAACATGAGCCTGAAGGATGTGGCTGGCATCAGCGGAGATATCCGTACCCAGGTTGAAGCTGGCATCCAAACCAATGAGGCCGTCTTCAAAGGCGCCGAGACAGCCAAGGATCAACAAGCAAACCTGGCAGGCCAGAAAATCTTCCAGGATTTTTACAATAATAATAGTTATATTAACTATGAAGACGCTGTCAAAGCTCTCAATGCTGGACCTGGCGATGCCAAGGCCAAGGAATATGCGGCATCTCTCCTTGAGAAAAACAAGGCGATCATGTTCCCGCAGGACCCCAACATCGAGACGACGATCTTCGATCAGGGTCAACGGGAAGGAGCCACACCAGGAGCACCAAAACCCACTGGTGGTGCCCTCTATGACCTCGTAACTGGCAAGGAGAGCGCCAACAGGTGGGATGCTCTCTATGGCCAAAGCCAAGGCAAGGGAGGTGCTTTCGAGGGTGTCGATGTCACCCGCATGACGATTGGTGATCTCGACAAATTCTCTTCGGAGTATGGCCCCTGGGTCGCTGAGAGGAACAAGGGCGTCACTGCCACCCCGATGGGGATGTTCCAGATCGTCAATAAGACGCTCCAGTCAGCAGCCAAGGAGATGGGTCTCCCGCCTGACACGGTGTTCGATGCCGACACCCAGACCAAGATCTTCCAGCATCTGGCCGACAAGCGTCTGCTCGGGCCTCGCTCGATGCAGACAAAGCTGAATGGCATTAGGGAAGAGTGGGCAGCCCTCAAGGGTGTCAGCGATACCCAGCTGGCAGCAGCGATCACCTCCTACGAGAACGGCGATCGAAACGCTCTGAGCTCCATGTTGGATCCAACCCAGCAGACAGCCGCAGCCCAGGACCCAGCGATCGTAGAGAACGCGCTTACAGCTGCAGCCAAGTCTGGTCAGCCTCTGAACTACCAGCTGAACCAGGCTCTCTTCGATACGGCCAAGCAGAAGGACGCCTACGCTTCCCAGCTGATCCAGCAGATGAACCTGGACTCATCCTTCGGTGGCGACAGGGCAGCTGTGCTGCAGGAGCTGGTGAACCCAACGCAGGTGGGTGCCGGTCAGCGTGGCAAGATGGTCAAGGACGCCTTCAATGAGGTGTCCCCAGACATCCCGGATGCAGCAAGCGAGGAAGACAAGTCCGCAAGCCTTGCCGCGTTCGACAATGAAGTGAGGTTCGCGCAGAACGAATATAACCTGACGATGCCCCAGGCCATCGCCATGGTGAAGGGTTCCACTGCCCAGTCTTCCTGGTGGGAAGCCTGGAAGGGAAACCAGTACGTCGACCACAAGCAGCTCAAAGAATACATCGGCAGCATCCTCGATCTCAAGGAGCAAGACCCTCAGAAACGTATGGAGAAAGCCAAGGTCGAGCTGCAGGCCCAGGCCGCCAAGACCGCTGGTGCTGCTAATATCCAGCAATATCAAAAAGATTATCAGAATGCCATGACCGATTATTATAGCGCAGCTGAACGAAGAAGAAATGGCCAGCCAGTCAATGACTCCCTGGCTCTTCAGCGTGTGCTTGCTTATGGCAAGAGACTACAAGCCGAGCTCGATAGAATTAATGCTAATCCAGTATCATCAGCTAATATTGCAGCTATAAAAGCAGAGCAGTAATCAATAATGGCTAGTGTTCTTGGCAACAGCCTCAAGGCGAGTGATTTCACTCAGCCTGCATCCTCGATGCCGCCACCCCCTCCGTCATTGACGGAGCAGGATGTCAGCGATCTGGAGTTCAGCGCCCGAGACGCAGCCTACAAACGCTCGCAGACAGACTTCACGTCTACCCCCGCCGAGGTGGTGGACCCGCTGGATGAAGCAGCCAAGACGCTGTGGAAGACAGGCAGTGTAACCGAGGCCATCAAGACCTACTCACCACCGGACCCGAACGCTCCTAAGATGCAGGAGCTTTCGCCGATGATGAAACGGATGCGTGATCTCAATGAGATCCGCAACGCCACCCAGAGTTCCCAGGGCGTGGCGATGTTCGAGCTGAAGCGCCAGGACACGGAGAACTTCGACAACCAGGTTGCCAAAGACTACCAGAACATGGACGCCAATGTGTTCGAGCAGGTGTATGGCGCCGAAGCTCGCAACAACATGATGGCCCTGACCCTTGGTGCCGCCGACATCAACAGGCGAAAGAATACCAGCCGTGGTGTCACAGAGCATCTGCAGGATGCAGGCACCCAGATCGTAGCCGGTGTTCCCTCGCTGATAGGTGGTGTTGGAGCCCTGGCTCTCAAACTGAACAGCTACACACCTGCTGGCTATGCCCAGGACAAGATTGCTGAATGGGTTGGCATAACCGAGAAGGGTGGACCCACATTCAATGAGCAGATGTCCACCACCGTAGCCAAGCTGGGTGAAGCAGGCAGGAAATTTGTCCTACAAAATGAAACCCAGGCAGGCCAGGATCTACGTTATGCCGACGAGGTACAGGCAGCTGTCGATCAGGAACAACAGGCCAAGGATTATCGTGAAAATCTTTCCAAGGATGGTCTGGCTCTCGCCGAGCTGAGAGACTTTGGACACAGCCTCACCAACACTGGCTCCAGACTGATCACTGATCCGTCCAGAGGCGCGGCTCTTGTCTTCGAGAGCGTGCCTTCCCTGGCAGCAGGTGGCCCTGCAGCCAAGGTCATCACCAAGGGCGCCAAGCTCGCCATGGGTGTCGATGCTGCAGCTACTGCAGGCACCAGGGCAGCAGTTGCGGAAGCGATATCCTTCCCGACTGCCATCGGTGCGATGGAAGGTGCTGATGCCTACGGTGGCACGACAGCCCAGATCATGAACATGAGCCACGATGAGCTCATGGTGAAGTCGCCCGAGTATCAGAAGCTGATCTCGTCGGGCTTCACCGAAGAGGGAGCCAAGACCCGTATCGCTACCAATGCTGGTCTCAAGGCAGCTGCGATCGCTGCTCCTATCGGAGCAGTCACTTCCGCTGCAGCCAAGACCAAGGCATTCGAAACCAACCTGTTCAAGCCCAGGTCACTGGGTCAGACCGGTGTCAACGTCGCCAAGGAAGTTCCCGAGGAAGCAGCCCAGGGATTCGGTGGTCAGTACGCCACCAACGAAGGTGTCCAGCAGGCAGCCAATCCAGATCAGCGTGCCCTTGCGGACACTGGTGCAGCTACTCTGGAGGGTGCTGTCGCAGGCGGTGGCATGCCTCTCCTCACGCATGGCCCGGTGCATGTCACCAAGGGTGCAGGCGAGGTCGCCAAGGCTGTAGTCGATACCGCTGTCGTCAAACCTCTCAAGATGGTTGGCGATTCACTGGTTGCCAGAGGTGAGGCAAGGAAGGCTGAGCAGGCTGCAAAGGCGCCCACCTCGACTGAGACACTCACTCCCGAGGTCGCAGCTGCAGCTACGGCTGCACCAGTGGTGGGTCAGAGCCTGCGTGCTTTGGCGGAGGAAGCTGCCAAGCTACCCCCTGTAGGGACAACCGAGACAGCCCCGAAGGCTCCAGCCTCAACAACTGAGGCCATCCCTGTGGCCACGACAGAGACTGCCCCTGCTGCTGAGACTGGAAAGGAAACTGTTACCGGAACCGAGCCAGAGACTGAAGCCCCAGCTACTCCAGAGGAGAGGGAAACCTTCATCAAGAAGGTGGAATCTGCAGCCCTGCTGCAGACTGAAGACTTCGAGGGCATGCCCATGTCCGTGACCCAGAGAGTGGGTGACCTGGCGCAGTCCAAGGGTGAAGCACCCAATCGCTTCGAGGCCATGACCGAGGTGGCCAAGGTACTCGATGACGAGAAGGCTACCCCCGATGAAAAGGTAGCGGCAGCTTCATTTATAACGAAGATTATTAATGAAAATAAGGATCTGTTCGGTCCTGAATCCCCTCTCCCTGACTTCCTGGCGAATGCTCCTGCGGATCACAAGAGCCGACAGGAGTTCGATAGCTACGCCCAGACCCTGCAGAAGCTGGGTGATAACCCAGCCATCAAGAAGGCTGTCGACTGGCTTCAGAAGGAAGCTGTCGTCGAGGAGAAAGACTTCAGCACGATCGACCTCAACAGCGAGGAGGGTCAACAGGCTGTCGATACTGTCGTCAATGTCGCCACGCATGCACCGCATAAGCTGAGCGAAGCCACGGTCGATAGCCTGCTGCAGGCCGATGAGAAAACCTCCAAGCTGACCCCACGCGCACGCCAGGTCCTGCGTGGCACCCAGTCTACGCTGGCTGCTGAACGTATGTTCTCCGCCAACAATCGCCTACCCGAGGCAGGACTGGTCGAGGCGGAAGCCAGTGAGCTAGAGACTGAGCTCGAGGAGACCAAGGGTAAGGACGAGGCTACCATTGCCAGGGTCAAGGAGCAGCGTCAGGCCAGGGCTGCCAAAGCCAAGGCTGCCAAGGCTGAAGCCAGTGCTACTCCTCCTGGATCCACTGAGCAGAGTGACACCGCACCCGGCATAGAGACGCCGGGCATGAGTGCGGAAGGCTCTGCCAACATCGATCTGATGTCCCGTCAGATCAACGAGGATGGTGGCGCCAAGGCACACCAGAAGCCAATCAAGACTCACGTCGCCGAGATCAGCAAGGCGATCATGTCGGGCGATACCAAGGCCATAAAGAGAGGCATTGGTCATCTATCGATGTTCGCCAAGACCATGCGGAACAAGGTCAAGGCGATCCAGGCTTCGATCAACACCCCGAAGGGCGATCGTATTCCCTACGAAGCCTTCGACGGTAAGAAGATGCAGCCAGCCGATGGCGTGTTCGAGACCTACTTCAACAAGAAGGCGGCCAACTCCGCCAAGTATGCCCAGCAAGTTTATGCCGAGGCTGTCGCGCTCACCCAGCTGGCCAATGACTACGCCAGGGCCAACCCTGGAGCAGGCATTCAGCCTGACGATGAAGAGATCCAGCTGACCCTGCCAGGTCAGGCAACCCAGAGTTCCAAGGCAGGAGTACCTGCTCCGACTGCAGACATGGGTCTGGCAGCAAATGTAACTGGGGGAAGCTCAACACCTGGTGCGTCTCCGGCTACCACGTCAGAGACCAAACAGGTGGAGCCTCCCCTTCCTGGCTCCCCCACTCAGGAGGCGCCAGCAGCTACTGATACAACAGCTGCGGCACCCAAGAGCAAGCCCCCGAGCCAGAAGACTACCGATCTCTCCACAGTCCCCGATACGGAGCTGCAGAATCGGCTGAACTTTTTTGACAGGCAAAAACAACGCGGCCCATTGAACGAGTGGGCCACGGAAAATGAATCGAAGGTCAAGGCTGAGCTCGCCAAGCGCAGAGCTACGACACCTGAAAAAACAAAATCCGGAAACCAGTTACCGGACGTTTCCGGACAAGCTGATCAGACCGAAGAGACCGATGATGATCTTGCAGCCTACGAGGCGATGGCCTCTGAGCGCAGTGGTCAAGAGGGAGATGCGATCGATCAGTTCGCCGACGAGATAGCTTCTATCCCGGCTATGGATGCTGATACCGCAGCTAAGTTGATTGATGAATTCAAAACCAGGACACCTACTCAACAGGAACTGGTAGCCCTTAACAAATTCCTCGACACATTATCAGACGAAGAGTTTGATAAACTCTATGAAAGAGCTGATAATAATATCAAGATTAGTAACATTAAAGGTAAAGCGATAGCAGGCATCAAGCAGGCTATGGATGCGATATCCAAAGCAGCAGGCTTCGATGTCTCGAAGCTGATGCGTGCCGTCAAGGCTGCCACCTTCAAGGAAGGTCCCTCGGGTGGTCAGTTCAATACGGTTGGACCCAGCCTGTTCCTGACCGACAGGGTCCTCGACCGGTTCAACAACGATAAATTCACGCCAGACCAGATGAACCATCTCCTGGCTCATGAACTGGGTCATGCTGCCGACTTCCACGCCGCTGGTACCGATGCAGACCATCTGTTCCGCAGCAGCGATGATCCGATGTTCCAGATCAACAGCCCACTCTGGAATGAATTCAAGAAGATTAAGGGTCTAGCCAGCAACAGCGTCAACGAACCAACGTGGAGCTACCTGGATAAGTTCGCCAAAAACAGGGAGGTATTCCCCAATGAATTCTTCGCCGAACTCGCAGCCTTCGTCCTCAACGAACGAGCCCTCGCCGAAGAGCACCTCCCGCTCGGACTCAAAGCCGTCGAGGAGACCCTATCCAGGGCCGCAGCAAACCGGCAACTTCCTCGAAGCGGGACTGGCGATACCCAGTCTACCAATCGAGGAGATAACAAGAGCAAGTCGCGATCAAAACAAAAAGTAATCAAGGATCTCAAGGACCTGGGTCCGGCCCTCGAGGAAACTCAGGAGCCTGCTCCCGAGGCTGAACCCGAAGAAGATCTCGAGCTGACCGACACGTTGGATGAGAACGCCACTCCTGAGCAGGACATCAAGGAGGCGTTCCCCAACCTGGTTCAGAAGGACAAGAACTGGTTCCACAAGGCGTTCCGGGTGGGCAAGAAGCTCACCTCACGGATACTCCTGCTGGATCGTCCGCTGTCCAAGATCAAGGCCCTGCTGGATAATCCTGCTGCCCTGCAGGAGTTCATGAAGGGCGCCAAGATCGAGGGTTACACCCCCAAGGAAAAGGATCTGCGTGCCCATCTGAAGATGCTCGGGCTGGGTGACACTGCCCTCAAGCATCTGAACCAGAGGCTGGCCAAGGCCCTGGCTGTCAAGAACAAACAGGGCATCTCGGTCCTGGATCAACTGAACAGCGAAGACCCCCAGGTTATCCGGACACGTAATAATCGTATCCTTAATCTCCTGGAACTGGATGATAATGGAAATTATAAATATAACCCCCAGCTGATCGAGGGGGCTCTCATAGCTGCAATCGATTGGGCCATGAACATTGGTGACCGTCAGGTCCCCATCGATGTCGAGGACATTGCCAAGGCACTGGGTATCGATGAAGCCGAGGCAACCAAGTACCTCGCTGAGTTCAAGCGTGGCCTGTCCACCGAGATGGCGGTTCGCTCACTGGCCGAGAACATCAAGAAGCTCTGGGGCCTGCAGACCAACCGTGACACCAACGAGGACTTCACCAAGGGTGTGCCCGAGGCTGTCGCCAAGGAGATGCTGATGGCGCTCGAGCATGTCGGGCTGATCAGCAGGGGCAATGTCAGCTACACGGTGAACGAGACAGCTATCAACAAGAAGACTGGCGAGGAGGAAATCGTCAAAGTCCATCCGAGGAAGACAGGCCGTGTCTGGTTCGATGAACGACCCAACCACATAGAGGGCCTGGTCACCTCCCTGGATCGTACTGCTACCCTGCTGCGGGACATCTCCCTCATCGGTGGCGAGAAGGAAGGCTTTGCATTCGGCAAGCCGATCACTGACGTGGATGACACCCAGCTGAGACAACGTTGGGTGAAGCTTACCAACTTCGGAAAGAAGGCTCTCCTGGCTGCCCAGGCTGTCCCCCACTACCTGGATCGGACCATGCTCAACTTCTACCAGTCGATGGATGAAGATGGCTATGTCGCACTCCGGAGCGGGCGCCCCTACAAGGACGGCGATCTCGAGAAGACCCACACCGAGATGGGCTACAACAAGAACGACTGGGAATCGATCAAGGGTCGCCAGCGTGGGCTGCGTACTACCTACCGGAACATCCAGAAGCAGATCGCCGGGATGCAGGCTTACGCCGACCAGGAAGGCATCGACATCACCAAGGTGCCTGTCTTCTACAGGCATCACATCAATCGTCTGGGCCGCCCCCAGATGGATGGCGCCAGCAATCCGCAGACCGACAAGACTGCCCGTCACACGTTCGTCTCGACACGGTCGAAGCTGAACCTGTCCAAGCCAGGCAGTGCCGACTTCAATCGTTTCCTCAAGACCGTGGGCCAGGGCCTCGGCCTCAAGACCGAGAAGCTATTCGGTGATGACATCGCCGCCAAGGTTCTGAACCAGGTGACGGAACCCCTGGGGGAGAACGAGCAGGGCAAGTTCAACGAAGCATTCAAGGCTACCAAGACCTGGCTCAAGTCTGACCAGACCAACATGCCGGAGAGCACCTACAAGCTCTTTGAGGCTGCCGAGCTGACGGACCATGGCATCCATGCTCTGATCTCGTTTGCCCGCTATGACAATGCACGGGAAGCGGGCGAGGATCTCACCAGCTTCAAGAACTATAATGCCCTCGAGGCTGACGGCAAAACCAATGGCGTCATCAATGCACTGATGATGGCAGCCGGTAAGATCACACCCAAGTGGCTACGCACTGTTGCCAAGGGTGGTGTCTTCTTTGGGCGGCTGAACAAGACTTTGAACCAGCATATGCTGGAGGATAGCGCTGATATTTATCAGGAGGTATCCGGATTAACCGCATATAAAATGAATAATCTGGGTGAGACCCTGTCCAGGCAGGACAATCCTGCGGCTCATGCCCAGTTCCAAGCCTTCAGGCGTCTCCTCGCACTGATCAATGTGGATGCCACGATCAATGCCGATGGCGAGATAGAACTCAAGCGTGGCATAGCCAAGAGCCCGCAGACCAAGTCGGTCTATGGAGCCGGTGGCGATAGCCTGGCTGTCACCGTCACCAATGATCTGCTCAACGAGATCTACGAAGCCCTGTCGACCGAGGTCAGGACCGGTACCCCTGCGGGTGACATCCTCTATGGCAAGGGTGGCAGCAGGCAGTTCGTCAACGACCTGCAGGCGCTCATATCCAACAAGCCGATCTACAGCAACAAGGACAAGAAATGGATCCTCCTGAACGGAGTGTCCTCCAGCTTCCTCAACCCGAACCCTGGGGACATCACGCTGAATCCCCAGCAGTTCGATACCTTCAAGAACAATGTGAAAGCCTTCCTCATCGGGCCGATGCAGGAAGCCATCAAGTTCACGGTCAACGATCACGTCAGCTCAGTCACCTCCCTGGTTCAGCAAGCGACCCAGGTGCAGTCGATCTTCCTGGTCAACATGATGATCGGGGATGTCATTGCTTCCATGAGAGAGAAGCAGCTCGACAAACAGAAGCATGACTGGAAGCCGGGTGAGATATCATTATCAGAAAATGATATGGACCGTATTAGAAAAACGCTCCTGCCATTTTCACCATTCATAGACACAGGCACGCAGCGCTACATGATGTCGGGTGGCGAGACCACCGACCTGTTTGATACCATTACGACCGAGGTCAATGGCGAACCCCTGGTAATCAGGCTCCCGCGTACCTACTCGACGACCCTCGATAAGCAGATGGAGACGGCCATCTATATCTATGGGGCCACCTATGCTGGTGTACGTGCCATCCCGACACTGAATGTCGGCAGTGGCGACGGCCAGATGATGCTCAATATGCTGGTCGACTATCCCGAAGAAATGAAGCGCATGTTGCACGTCTTCGACGGTCTCTACATGCCAGCCGACCAGATCGAAGCCTACTCCCAGCTGGTCAATCAGTCGGTCTACCAGACGTGGACCGAGAACGGTAACCCGATACGAGCTGTCGCCGATAGCTTTGCCAGGTTCATGGAACATAACCCTGTCGATGCCCTCTTCCCTGGATCGGTTCGCGGTCAGCATCAGAACGATGCTCTGCATGAGATGGCCAAGGTCATCTCCAACAAAAAGATACCCAGCGACGAGGACAGCGTGAACTCCGAGGACGTTCACAAGTGGATGGAGAAGCTGGTCGACAAGCTGTACGACACAGCCGAAGCCCTGGATCGCAGACGCCAGATCTACACCGAGTTCGACCTGTCGATCGATCAGATGGCTTCAGGCGAAGCGCCCTTCGTCCGCAAGGGATCCATCGAGACGGCCCCCAATATCAATGAGGATGACCTGGCCCAGGCCATGCAGGCTCGCCTCGAAGAACTCGAGGAACGTGATCGCCGTAAGCCGAGGGACAGGTACCAGGGAACCAGGAAGAAGGGTCCCCCGGCTCCAGAGATCACAGTCCGTGAGCTGGGGCCTGAGTATGTCCCCACCCCGGTGGAAAAGTTCCTGCGTCAGTATGCGACGGTTGATACCCAGACCGGCGCCCAGGTGCTCACGGTTGGCAAGCTGAAGAACATCCCCGACCAAGCGGGGATCATGACCAAGACGCTGAACTATCTGAAGCACAATGATTTCCTGGTGGTGTTCGGCACACCCTCCCAGCTCAATGCATGGAAGCGGGCCAACACGGATCACCAGGGAGACGATACGTTCTCCTCTGATACCCAGGGATTAACTGACTTTAGAAACAAGATTATTTATATCGCTAATGGTAACCAGGAAACTGTTACCCATGAGCTGATTCACGCGGCCACTTTCAAAAAGGTGGACCTCTACTATCAGGGTGGTCACGCCAAGGGATCTCTCTCGCAGTACGACCAGGACGCCATCAAGCGTCTCGAAAGCCTGATGGGTGAATGGCTGAACGCCACCGGCCCCATCGAGGACATCGGTCAGCGCCAGCTCGACACGGATGCCAGGGCTTCAGTCGTCGGTCACCAGTCCACTGGTCAACCGGCTGCTGCCCTCAATGAATTCATGGCTTATGTCCTGGCTCACCAGGACCTGGCCAAAGCAGCCGAGGGCGTGACAGTCAAGAGCAGGGTGTCCCGGATCATCAAGAAGGCCCTGGCTGCAATCCAGTCCCTGATCTGGGGCAAGGATATCCCGGCACCAGGCACCGACATCCTGTCGAACCTGCGCTTCAATACGGACGTGCTACTGGCAACGGCGACGCCTCTCCAGCTGATGCGCGACAAGGCCGGGGAAGTGATGCTCTTCCAGAGCTCTGCCTTCGGACAGAACGATCGTCTCACCACGGCTCGTGACGGATTCAACCGCAAGATCCTTGCCTGGCTCAACGAGCCTTATATCGGTCCCCTCAAGCCCGGTGCGGCTGTGAACCCCACCGCAGCACGAGCCATCGAGACCCACACCCAGCAGGTGAACCGGGCCGCCGAGTTCTCTGGCGCCGAGCTGAGGGCCAACGACTTCGTCAAGGAGTTCGCGCTTCACTTCGGTGACCTGAACAACATGCAGGCATGGTCGACGTTCGAGATGATCCAGACTGCGCTGTTCACCGATCTCAAACTCAATCCCAATACGATGCTCCGCCTCGAGGAGATCTACGATCATGTGATCAGCAACCTGAAGGCCGCGGATTTCCGTACTACCACCGATCCCAACGATGTCGTCGATGCACAGAAGGCCCAGGACAAATACGAAGCGATCCATGGCCTGAAGATCTTTCATACCGACAGGTACGGAAGGTCCTCCTTCATGAGCTCCTTCCTGGCTCTCTCCATAGCGTCGGATGAATTCCGGAACGTGCTCGCCAAGATGGAGAAGCCGAAGACCGAACAGAATACAGCTGGTGGATTTGATGCCGCCGTGGAGAACATGGCCAACTCCATGCTGGACCGCACCTCGATGGCTTTATCGGGTGAGCGATCCACCAGCTCAACTATTACCGATGTGTTGGATGACCTGACGGTCAAGATGATCGAGCAGGTAGCCGACCAGGACAAGCACATCGATGTCAAGGCCAACAATCAGCTGAGCAGATTCGAGAACGCCCTCGCCGAGGGGATCCAGAGTGCCAGCCAGAGGGTATCCGACAAGGCAAACCAGGTAGCCCAGAGTTCCAGTTCTCGGATCGTCAGGGGAGGAGCGAAACTAATTAGGGCTGCGATGGTAGCCATCAATGAGGAGCAGGCAGAGCAGGCTCAACTGGGATTAATAGCTAATATTAATAAGTTCGAGGGCCTGCATGAAATCCGTGCGCTCATCAACGATTGGGTTGGTCGCAACAAACAGAACATGAACGTCTGGGATCTGATCAACAAGGTCAGGGCCATCGCTCAGCAAACCCGCCAGCGCTATCGGAAACAACTCCCCAAGGCGATTGCCAAGAAGTTCTCCCGGACACTGAGCAAGGCGGAATACTCCGCGATGTTCAGGGCCTGGGGCAAGACGGACCTGGCTGCCCTGTTTGCCACATACGGGGCCGCTGGAGCGTTCGAGCTGCTGACCGATACTCGCAAGCTCACTCGTGCGATTGCCTCTCTGGAGGCCACGATCCAGGGCTATGAAGGCCCTCGAGCAGCGAAGGTGATCCAGAAGGCGAAACAGCACGCCAACTACATGAACACTGGCAACCACGGTGCCAAGTGGCTGAGCAATTCACACGCGATTGCTCACCTTTATGGTGAGAACGAGTTCCAGAGTACGCTTCTCAATTCCCAGCTGGAAGACGATGTCGATCAGCTAACCACGCTCTATGCCATGCAGGGCACGAGCCAGGAGGACCGTGATCTCGTCAAGGAACTTATTAACAATGAAAATGAGGGCTCAAAATTTGTTTACCATTATCTGGTAAGCCTTCGCAAGCATGAACTAACTAAAGTCTCCGGACGATATGGTACCCCCAACTATGTGAAGGGGCACCTCCCCTCGGAGAAGCAGAACGAGGGCCACCTGGTCGTCGTCGATGACCGTGACCATGCCGACTGGGCCAAGCTGGGCTATGCCAAGGTCGGTCCTTACGCTGGGTCTTCTGCCGATCGTACCAACAGGGGCAAGAGCTATTACTTCTCGCCGGTCTCATCGAAGGCGCCCTTCAGGCAGGGCATCCTGCAGACGGTTCGTTACACAGCCTCTGGCATCGATCCGAACACAGGCTACCTCAGTGATGAACTGACAGCCGGACGCATCGACAACCAGCAGGTAGTCGACCTGATCCGCAGGCAAGTCTCACGCCAGCGTCAGACCAATGAGAACCTCCGGCCTATCTATGACCAGCAGACGGGCGAGACGATCGCTTACGAACGTCTTCTGGATCCAACCAAGATCGTTGGTCTCGATCACAGCACCCACCTGGGCAACATGATCGGTGCCTGGAAGGGTAGACAAGTCGAGGAGGATTTCGCCCCGGCTCTCAACGAGGAGCTGGTCGACGAGCTCAAGAGCGACTGGGACAAAGGCGTCCGGGATGGCAAGACCAACCAGTTCGTCAACGTCTATGCCAGCACCGATCCAGTGATCATGGACGCGGTGAAGCTAATCCCCAACTATACGCGGGACTATATCAAGGGCGAGTTCGGACCCAACACCCTGATGATCCGCCGCGACGTGCTGCTGCAGACGCTTGGCGATCGCCAGGCCTCGGTGGGTGACATGTTCACCGGCAGGACACGCTGGAAGCCAGGCGTGACCGAGCGGTTCGAGAACATCGCAATGGGTCTCTTCGCTACGGCGCCATTCAAGAAACTGTTTGGCGAGGACAAGGCCTACCCAACTCTGGTTCGGGCCGAAGGATTGATTGGTGATGCAGTCATCGCTGCCAAGACCAACATCGTCATCAAGTCTGTCGTGGTGCCTGTCGCCAACATCATGGCTGGCTTCGGCCAGCTGCTGAACAGGGGTGTTCCCTTCCGGGATATCGTCACCAAATTCCCCAAGAAGGTGATCGAGATCAACACCTACATCAAGCTTCGCAACAAGGAGATCGAGCTCGAAGCCGACCTCGAGGCTGCCAAGGGCGAGAACAAACTGAATGAGATCCGCAAGCTGACCAGCAGGATCCAGGCCATCAAAGATTCCTACAAGCACATGAGCATCTACCCGCTGATCGAAGCTGGGCAGTTCGCATCCATCTCGGACGGTCAGGTGACTGCCGAGGACCTGGCCCTGGCTGAGGGCAAGTGGTCAGAATTCATGACCAATATGATTCAAAAGATTCCTGATAATGGTCTGAGGACTGCAGCTAAATATGGCATCGTCGACAAGGACACTGCCATGTTCCGGGCACTGGGCGCCGCGACCCAGTACGGTGACTTCGTGATGAAGGCGATCCTCACTGACCACCTGGTCGCCAAGGAGAACAAGTCCACCGATGATGCCATCGCCGAGGCCAGCGAAGCGTTCGTCAACTACAACGTCCTGGCTGGGCGGTCTCGTGACTGGCTGGAGAGGCATGGCCTTCTCTGGTTCTATAACTACAAGCTGCGTTCCATGAAGGAAGCAGCCTGGACACTGAGAAACCGTCCGCTCAGGGCATTGATCATGATGTCAGCACCTGGGCTGAGCTCGATCCAGTCGGTGGTCGACAGCAACTTCATGAGCCTTGCGGTAGAAGGTGATCTGCCTTGGTCGATTGGTCCCGGCATGGGGCTGAACTCATGGGCGATGAATCCCTGGGCTAATCTGATCGACTAGCAGGAGAGTTGAGGCCGTTGAGCGCAATGCTCTCGACACGGAAGGCCAGACCGTCCTTGATCGGAAAGCGGCTGCATTCGTTGACGATGTGCGTCAGCGCCGCATCCTTGGCCGCAATCTGCGCCTTGAGGTGATCCAGCTTGGCCCGCCATTCGCTGTCGTTTTGCAGGCGGAAGTCCTGATGCTCTTGTTCGTTGGCCGCGATCTGCGCCTCAAGGACTTCTATTTTTCGCAGCATCGTATCTGCCCAGGCGTGCAGCTCGGTGATCTTTTTGTCTTTCTCTTCGATCAGCTCTGCCTGCTTGTTCATGGCAGCTACCGTGATGTCCCAGGCAGTTTTCCATTCTGCATCGGTACTCATGACTTCCTCACGATCTGAACGCTCAGACCCAGGGTAGCCAGTAATGGAAACAGGGTGGTAGGCCGGGGCCAACGGGTCTTACCGCTGGCCAGGTTGTTGACTGTGGTAGCGTTGACGCCGGTCTTGAAGGCGATCTCCTTATAGGTGCGTCCGTCCTTGAAGATCTGGGTTCGTAGCTCTTCGATCATTTTCTCGGCAGTTGTGAATGCACGCGGCCTGTCCTGGCGGAGCTGCACTATCTTTGCCATTACCTATTCCCCTCTGAGTACCCTCAGTTTGCTGATAATTTTCTCCAGTGAACTGATCTTGTCCTGGTGCTCCTGATCCAGCATCCGAACCTGCTCTTCAGCCTCGGCCTTGAGCGACTCCATGCGGACGCGGTAGCTGTCGATGATCTCGATCCGTTGGAGCCCGTAGGAGCTGATCTCATCGCTGAGTTCCTGGGTCTTGGTCTTCAACAGCTTGGCTCCTGCTGCCAGTATCCTACCCATGTCGAGAACCTGTTGGGTAGCATTCTCCTGTCGGCGGACTGTCAAAGGCTTACCGATCTCCTTGGCAACCTCCTCCATCTTCTGGTTCAGGCTTTCCTCGATAGTCTTGTCGAGCTGTTCTTCAGCGGTCATCTGTAAGGAGGTCCTTTCGATTCGTTCTCGTGGATGATCGCATAGGCTATGAGCGCGATGATCCCGAAGATTATGAGGAAGGTAGCTACCGGGATTATCCAGATAACAATCAGGAATAATGCTCCGGTAACTAACCCAGCTAATAGGATGGCCTTGATAGCGGCCATCGCTTATTCTTTCGTGTCGTGTACCGGCTTCTGCAAGTTGGAGAACAGCGACTTGCTCGGCGGTGGCGTCGCTGGTTCAGTCACAGGGGCAGAGCTGTTGACATCGGGGAAAATCTTCGATGTGGCCTTGGCGATTACCGTCGCCGGGTCTCCAGGCTGTGCAAAGATCGGCTTGGACAATGCCGAAGCATCGGCTGCCCTTGCCAACTCACCTTCCATCTCGGCTCCACGATCGACGACCTGAGCCTTGGCTGGTTCTTCCTGGGTCGGCTCTTCTGCCTGGCTCGTCCTGCGAGTCCGCATCTTTTTAGGAGCGTGCTCTTCGCTGACCATCTTTTGAATGGTGATGATAGCTCCATCCTGCTGGAACTTGATGGCGATGCCCTGGTCTTCCTTGAGGGTGATCTGTTGCATGACAGCTTCGCGGACCATGTCCTCGAGTTCCTGTCCGGTGATTGTGATCTGCATGGGTGCTAAGTCCTCAACGGTTTGAATGTTTGAAAGGGTAACTTCGACCCGAGGGTTGAGCTTATCCACCCCACCCCATCGGTAATTTATATTAGAAATGCTGTCCATATTATCGTCTGATAATTTCTTCTGATTAACAAGAGTATCGCAGAAAAACTTATCAACGATGCAGCATATGTTCGCGACATCGATCGCGCGTTTAGAACCAAAGAAAAGACTGTAGCTCAGGTCAGCCTTGGCTATCTGAGGCAGCTGCGTGATGTCAAAAGCAATGAGCTTTTCGAACTTCACCTTGGCATTGCTCAGGATATGGAAGTGAGCGTTTCGATAGACGTTCAGGTTCAGGCTGAACCTGTCGGCGAGCTTCTTTCCCAGCCGGATATAGATCGGTAGGCTGATTGTAATATCCGGCTGGGCAGACCCCATTTAGTTACCGCTGAACAGGCTGGGCGTCTTCGCCTGGGTCTCGCCTGCCTTGGGTGGCGTACCTGGTCGGCCAGGCCGTCCGGCATTGCCATTCCCTCCGGCGCCATCCTTGATGGAGCGACGGTCACGGGTGTTGCCCTTGTTCTTCTCCAGCCAGGCTGTGTAGAACGTGGCTGCCGTAGTGCCCTGGCGAGCCTCGACCACGGTCAGGTTCGATGGGTGGTGGAACACCTTGTCGGTGGTGTTCTCCTCCCTGGATTCTGCCGTGTCCTCATACTCGCCGGTCGATGCGTTCTTGACCTGACGGTTCTTCAGCTCCTTGAGGATGCCGAAGGTGACCTTCTTGCCGAGCAGCTCGACCAGCATCGGTACCGACTTGGGCACCTCCTTCTTCAGCTCTGGGTCATAGATGTTCATGACCTTGTCCTCGGTGGTCTGCTCCGAGAGCGGCTTGTTGGTCGTGACGAGGCAGAGATCCTCGGCGATCACGAAGCCAGGCAGGGGCACCTTCTTGGTGTTGTCCTGCTTGTTGCGGAAGAAGTTCTCGTTGTTGCGGTTGGTGATCCAGAACGTCTCGCGGTACTCGCCCTTCTCGGTGTCGAGGATGACGGAGATGCTCTGCGCCTTCGAGTTCGGGGACTTGCCTGCATAGGCAGCCTTGATCGTTCCCGTGTAGGCGTCAGTGTCGAGGACACGGAAGCCACCCAGTCTATCCTGGGTATCTTCCAGTCCTTCGGTTGTCAGGTTACCAAAGATATTGGCCATTGATTTCTCACTCCATTTCTAGGGCTGATTATATCAGATAATCACCCGTGATAAAACTTGTTGAGGTGGTCGAGGAGCAACTGGGCGTCGTTGTCCATGTAGGTCTGGTCACGAGTGAACATCCCCATGGGAGATCTGATGCGCTCCCCGACAGTTTCTTTTGTTGGTCGGGTCTGGAAGACGTGCTTGTAACCAAGCTCCCGGTCTTCGTCGGTTATGGTGAGGAGATCTGACCCATATTTCTCCAGCTGCAGCAGCGTCACCTTCTTGGCTGACACCACCGTCGAGAAGTATGCCTCGACACCATTGTTCTTGAGCGATCCCTTGATTGGGACCACTGTTTTCATTTCGAACTTGGCCTCGTCGTAGTCGTCCCTGACATGGGCCGTGACGATCGTCGGCTTGCCCCATTTCACCACCTTGTCCTGCATCAGGACCTTGAAGAAGTCGGCGAAATTCCCCCAGGCTTTCTGGGTGTTCGGGTTGTTCATGATGTAGATCGACTCGAACATATCCATCATGAAGGTGGCCGAATCGACCACGACACCGTCCCATTGGGCCTTGTTCTGGGTCGCGTGATCGAAGCCTTCATGGACCTCATACGGGTCGGAGACCCTGAATGTTCTGAATGTATTTTGAAAAGGAAGCCGCTTACCGGCCTCCGTGTTCAGATACATCCACCGATCCTGGTGCCGGATATTTCTGAGGCTGGCTGACTTACCGGTGCCTGAATAGCCACCGATTAATACCAGCTGATCGTTAATTATATCCATAATGTCTCCCTATTAGACCGGAAAAAGCACTCAGGGTGTCTGAGTGAGGAACTTCTTTGCGATCGTGATCATGATGGTGCTGTCGATCTCCTGGACCGACATCGGATCCTGAAGCTTGGCATTGAAGGCCAATACCTGCTGCCGGATGTCGAACTGCTTCCAGTTGGCGTCATAGAGGCAGAGGGCATATTTCAGCATCTGGTTGTTGCGGTTGCCCGGAGCCATCCGCGAAGCAAACCAGCGCTCGAGGTTGTCCAGGCTTCCCAGAGCCTGGTTCCTCTCCTGGTGTTGCTCGTTCCGGCTGGTCTTCGGGATGAAGTCCAGCACGTCCAGAGCTACGCCATCGAGGTTGTAGGTGACCTGGCCATTCTCATGGGTCTGCCACTTCTTGGCTCGCTGGTTCGCACTCTCGTCGGATGGGAACGGCAGCCAGGCCAGGATGCCATTCATGAATGCCTTGTACTCTTCGTGGTCGAGCTCAAGGTGGTAGTTGATGGGTAGGATCATCCTGAACCTGTTGACCTCCGGCGTGTGCCGCTTGGTCGTATAGGTCAGGAACTTGTAATCCTTCATCAGCTCCTGGGCCTGCTCCAGGGAGACCCCCGCATCGACATCGACGACGATCATATTGAAGCCGGGGATGACGTTCTCGTCGGCCCGGTGATCGTTCCTGAAGTGATGGTTGGACCAGTGCATGTCGGGTGCCTGGGTCAGCATATAGAGCTTCTCGAAGGGCACCTCTTCCTTGAGGTAGTTGTAGGCCCAGTGGCCTGAGTACGAGACCACCATCTTCTGGAAGTCGGTCTCCTGCAGCTTCTCGCCCTTGAAGAACTCGATGCCGTCGATGAAGCTCTTCTTGATGATGATGTGCTTCTTGTAGCCCCAGGCTGCCGCCAGGGTCATCTGCTCGTCCCGCTGGGCCTTGGCCGTCTTGTAAAATGGCAGGGCCTCGTTGAGATCGGCGTGTGTCACCTCTGCGTTGACCCCGGCGATGTACTTCGCCAGCTTCACGTAGGATTTTTCCCTCGCTAAGATTGTCTGAAAGGAAGCGCCGCTTTCTTCAACCAATTTGATCGCCGAATGCAGGTGCTCCATCAACACTTCTGTGGAGCCATCGATGAAGGCATAGGCGCCTGCCAACTTCAGGGTCTTGAAGTAGCGATGGGACATCTCCGACTTCTTGATCTCCTCGTGCTCAGGCATGGCCTCTGAAAGGCGTTCGCAGTCGATCCGGTACTCGAGGAGCTCGACCGACACATCGTCGTCCACGGTCATCTTCCAGCCGAATAGGGCAGGGTCTGCCAGCGTGTAGAAATGCTGTGCCCACTTGCTGAGGGTCGCATCGTTCTCCGGTGCGATCAGGAGATTGAAGATCTCCTTGGCTGTCAGGGTCTGGTGTGCCCTGACGGGTTGGCCATAGCCGAAGATGCAGCGACGTGCGTATCCCGTTTCGAGGAAGCTGTAGAACTGATCCTCGGTGGTACTCCCATCCAATAGCTTGGCCGGCGTTCCGAACAGCAGCATGTTGGCTGGTGTCTTGCCATCCAGTTCCTGGGTCCGCTGATTTTCCGCGGTGTTCTTGACCAGCTTTTGCTTGACGATCCCCAGGTCATACAGTTCGAGGAACGTGTTGAGGATATCGGTCTGGCCGATGAGGTTCGAGCCGATCTCATCGATCTGCAGGTTGATGGATCCAGCTGAGCTCAACAGCAATTTCTGCCTGAGCTGCTTGACGGCTGGAGTGGTACCCGAGTCGAAGGTGAAGGGGAATACCCCCATCTGCTTGAACTCGGTGGCAGCCTTGTCGTACTCGACCTGTTGGTCGTTGCCATTCCTCGCTGCCCGCTGGTTGGCTATCACCCAGAGGTTCTGCTCGGAGATCACCGGGAAGGTGTCTTCCATGAAGCGGCTCTTGAACTTGGACAGGATATCCATCTCGGCAAGACTGACCGAGTGACCCTTGTTGGATCCAGAGGGAGCCAGGGCAAGGGCATACATGTTCACGGGGATTTCTCCCCGGTCCTTGGTGATGATGGTAGCCCTCATGCATGAGGCCATCTTGGCGAAGAAATACGCCAGCTGGGTCCGGAAAAAACTCCGGTCCAGGTTCTGTGTTTTGTTGCAGAGAATGTCGACGATTTCTTCCAGGGTTGGGTGATGATTAAAGCCAGTCAAATCAAGCGACATAATAATTATCTTTCTGTTTGCATACGGAAAATGCCGGGCAGTAATCGCAGGCTTTTACTTCTCCGGGCACCACAATAATGACTCCCTTTCCACCCTTGCTCGCCATGTAGGCGTGGGCTTCGCTCTTATCGTCGAAGTTCTTGGTGGCCCTGAGTGTCTTGGCTGGGTCGGCGTAGTATTTGTAGGTGGTCTCCGATCGCCAGAGCTCCTTGTCGGTACAGAACGGGATCTCCTCGTCGGGAGAGTTCTTGTATCTGTTGATCTGGCTCAGCTTGTGCGTGATGAACTGTTCGACCGTAGCCATGTCGGGCAAGGCTACCGGATACTCCAGCGCCCTGGTCTGCGGGTACTTGTCGTCCCGCTTGGCCATCATCTTCTGCCAGTCGGTGAAGACGAACTGGATGTAGACGTGGTCGCTGGTGACCAGCTCAGGGTTCAGCCAGCGGTAAATGCCACCCTGCATCGCATAGTCGGCGTCCTTGCTGCCCAACAGGTAGCTGTAGACAGAGGTGGTCTTGATATCGAACAGGCGGCCATCAAGCACCATGTCAAACTTGCCACCGATCTTATAGTCGACGCCGTTGACACTGATCTGCCTGATGACACGCCGCTCGATCCAGACAGGAATCGTATCTGGATTGAGCTCCATGTATTTTTGATCGGGATTAATAGCTATTTTCTTGATTACATTTTCAGGGTAACCAAGCTTCTTCATCTGATGGGCACCCGATTTGGTCCAGGCTTTCTCCACCGAGTCGTGGACGGCGTTACCCAGGCGGGATGCGATCCAGAAGGAGATGTCCATCTCCTTATCCGATTCCAGCACCCTCTGGCTCAGGACCAGCTGTCGCGTGCTCTTCAGGAGAGAGGTGGCCGAGATGTAGTTTGGCTCATTGATGAAGTCGTAATCATCATGCAGCAGCCAGACAGCGAGAGGCAGACTGATGCCGTGTTCGTTGGTGAGACGCATAAAATTCCCCTCGTATTGATCTCGGAAAGTTCGGGTGGTAGCGAACCGAAAAAAGACCCTAGCTGGATCTCTATGGTTTTGTAAAGCCATTTATATGGTATAATTTAGGGCATTAACTACTATATGTAGTGGGTACCCTAACCTATTGATTTCATTAAGGAAATAAATAGGAATTTAATCAGCCAAATTAACCATATCATTCGTGAAAGCTTCCCAGATGGCTTCCTGGGTTGCCCAGTTGGGTAGCTTTATCCCATGGCTCCAGTCCGGATAGAAGATGCTGAACTTTCCGCCGAGCCTGACACTCTCGTGCCAGATATCCGGATGGTCCTGCCACTCGCAAGCGCGAACCACATAGTTGTTGGCGTACTCGATCGTCGAGAGATCATCCTGGATCAGGTAATACTGGGCGTCATGGATTTGGGCGCATGGCTTGATCTTGTGACGATGCTCGCTCGTCCTGACCCCTGCCATGAATTCCGAACCGGCTCTTGAGTTGAGCAGGCACCAGGATTGCCCTAGTGCATTACCGGCTGTCCGACCCTCTGCATCGGCTTCGAATGGGGTTTTGGAAGTCCCACGGACAACCTGATGCAGAAGGGGAGTCCTCAGCCGTAGGCCGAAGGCTACGGTAACATAGCCGTCTAACGAGGCCTGGTCCAGCTTGGCTTTGACCCACTGGTCACTGACCTCATAGAGCTCGTGGTACTTGGCCTCGATGCGCCTGGCTTTCTCTTCGGAGAAGCCGCAGTTGACCATCAGTGTGCGCCAGGTGCCCTGATAGGTCAGAGCGAACGTAGGTGCCTTGCTGTCCTGTCTCAGCTCGGAGTATCTGTCCTGGATCGAATTGATCGACTCCACGGTGTCCTCGATGTCGGGCATCTGGTCACCGAAATAGCTGAAGGTCCGCAGGCTATGGCCATCGTAACCATCGAGGTAGACCTTCAGTTTATTGGGGTCCTTAGTCGTAAGCGCCGAGATACGGTCTTCGAGCGAATTGAAGTCGATGCCGCAAAAGAACCAGCCAGGCGGTGCCTTGAAGCAGCTCTTGATCAGCTTGGCATAGCGAGTGCCGGTCGCTGGGAGGTTCTGAAGGTTTGGATCACTGGAACTCAGGCGCCCACTAACGGTCCCCCCGAGGTTGAAATTCCCGAATAGGTAATGCCATCCATCGGGTCCCGTGGCTGCCTGTTCCATCGCCGGGATCGTGCTGGTCAGGATCTTGTTGACGGCCCTGAATCTTATAAGTGCCGCCAAAAAGTCCTTAACGTCCTGACGGCTCGTATGGTTGAGGAGAGCAGTGAGCGTATCACCATCCGTGGCAGGCAGACCCGTGTCCGTCCTGGCGATGATGGGAAGCTCCAGGTTCGTATAGAGGAGCCTGATGAGCTGGGGACCCGAATTCGGATTAAATTCTTCGTCGGCGTCGGCAAAGGTGACGTACTTTTTCTTGAGGGTCTGGTTCTTCTCATCCACCCATTCCTCGTTGAGCTGGTAGACGAATTCGCGAACCAGCAGGCTATCCTGCATTTCCTCGATGGCCTGGTCGTTGTCTTTCTGGAGGAGTTTCCTCACTTCCTGGGTCCGAGCCATATCGATCGGCAGGCCTGTCAGCTGCATCTGGATGATATCCACCATTGCTGGCTTAAAAATATCTTCATAAATTTGCAGCTGATTATCAGCTATTAATGTTGGCCAATGCTTTCCATGGACGTACCAGGTAGCCAGGCAATCGACGAGGTTGTACTGCAGCAGCTGAGGCAGAGGCATAGCGCGTATATTTTGAATAGTCTCGACCGCGTAGTTCCCGGCGTATTCCTGCGCCTGCTCCTTGAGACCCAGACGGTTCCCGGAGCATGAATTCGTTGCTAAATAACTTATAAGCCGGGTGCAGTCCCAGTCCCTGAGCATGACCTGTAGGCCTTTCAAGAGACCCTCATTGTCGAGGATATCTTTCATGAAGAGCTGGTAAATCAGCACGCTCACGTCATAATCGATTTTGTGGAAAATCAGTTTTTGCCGAAATTCAATGAAGAAATTCTTCAGAAGTTTCCTGACCTCGGTCAGGTAAACTGGGTCGGCGCTGCTGTCGACTGGGAAGGCAACGCCTCCGGTCTTCGACCACGCGAAGGCAATCGTACCAATACCCGCCGAGTAGTGCTTGAGGGAGAATCCCTCGATGTCCACGGTGAGCGGTACGTTCATATCCTTGAGCTGCTTGAGGATAGAGCGTACATCCTGCACAGTGTTCGGATAGGCACAGTAGCCGATGATATCGACACCGGGGTCTTTATAGGTTCCGCCGATCCAGCTCTGTAGGGCATGGATGCCACTGGCAATGCGTTGGGTGACCTTCAGGGGGTCATAGAAGATGGTCCTGAAGTTGGGCACGTAGACCACCTTCCAGGGGCCATATTCGGTGTCCAGCACATAGCCCAGCAGCTTATCAATCTTGCTGGTCGTCTTGGTCAGCGTCTTGAAATAGTCCCCGTCGCCGACGATCAGATATTCGACCCCCAGATCCAGGAGAACCGGCGCCAGCTCATCCGTGAGGTAAGCCTTCTGTTCCTTGACCGGGGTGGATTTCTTGCCTGGTACCTTGTGCAGGTCCAGGACGACGATCTCGTTGGGATCCAGATTGTAGGGCCTGATGTAGGCTCTCTCTATCTCGTCCCTGCGGATGTCGTTGACCAGAATACAGATTTTATAAGTGCGACTTTCTTCCTGATTAAAAGTTAAATATCGCATGGTAACTCGCTTATTAATACAGAAGCCGGGTAGCTACATAGAATTCTATTTTCTCCCGCAGCTTCATATATTGTGAATAGGCCCTCGGATTTTCCCGAAGAGTGAATGCTTCGGGCCGGGTTCTGTCTAATTTCTGGGCACCTGGGATGTATTCACGCAAGGCGTTGGGTAGCACATCCCGCATGTCCTGGAAGGTCTTGCAGTCTCGCAGGACCAGAGTCAACGCCTGGCGTATCCTCTCCTTGTCGGCAGCCAGGATAGCCTGCTCGGCAAGGATCTGGTCCATCTCGGGGATCATCTCGACCGGCAGGCAGCCATAGGTGCCCCTGGCCTTGTCGCCTGCTTGCAGCAGGGAATAGATGATCCCCAGGTGACGAAAGCCATCAGGCTTGCCGCCCCCGGTGACGTACTTGTCGATCATGGAAACTTCCCGCTTACGGAGGAAGATTTCCTCCCGCTCGAACAGAGCCTTCAGCAGGATATTGACGTTGTCGTAAACGATATTTTTCCCAGCCATGGTGGGTCACCCTTCTGCTTAAGGAAGGATCAACCCTCCATATTTCTGGGCCAGATTACCGTACAGGAACACCCTGTTCCGTGCCCGAGAAAAGGCCACATAGAGCATTCGCGCTACCTGGTTCGGGATGTTGCAGGTGCTGATGTTGGAGAGATCCACGAACACCGTATCGTAGGTGGATCCCTGGGCCTTGTGAACGGTGGCCGCATCACGGGGCCGTAGGTCGGCCACATTATTTTTCAGCTCGAAATACTTTTTCCAGTTTTTCTCCCGAGCATAATATTTGAGCAGCTGATCCAGGTGGTTCCGATCGGTGGCAAAGGGCACGTCCGTGAACATTGTCCCCAGGGGGGTCTCGAGGTCGAGCCTGATTACATCCAGGTGGATGTCATGCTTCTCGTCGACCAGCATCTGGCTCGGTCCCCGGTTACGGAAGACTTCGACCTCTGCCTCGACGGTGAGCATCCCAGTCCTGTGGTGATAGGCGCTGTTGTTGACCAGCAGCTCACCCTTCTGAAATTCAGCAGGCAATCCCCGCATGTTGCGGATGTGCTCGTTGTACTGGATCACCCTCTTGTTGGTGTAGGCCAGCACACGAGCATCCGTGGTCTGGCTGTGAAAGTGGTTCGTCAGCTCGGTCTGCATCTGGCTATCGTCCAGCAGATCGATAACACCTGGAACCAGATGAATGGGATGGAAGTCCCCGGTGGCGACGGTATCCCGCAGCTGGTTGCAGATGTTCATGAGAGCTGGCTGTCCAGCATTCCTGACGGGCGTCAGCAGCTCGACCATTGGATTGTCGTGCGTGTAGATCGGTGACTGGTGCTCCATGATCGGCGCCAGCTGGTGACGGTCGCCGACATAGACCAGCTTGCAGTCCATCGTGCCCTCGTGGAGCATCTTCCAGAGCTCCGTATCGATCATCGAGGACTCGTCCACGAAGATGATAATGTTGCGGTGGATGGTCCAGTTGTTGGTCTTCTTGAGCACCGTCTGGCCGGTCTGGTAGTCGTCCTTGACGGTGAGGTTGAAGAACGAATGGACAGTGCTGGTGGGCCGTGAGGTGGCTGCCGAGAGAACCTCGGATGCCTTGTTGGTGGTGGCTGTCATCATCACCGAGTTGTACTCGGGCTTGAGACCCACGAGCCTGCACATCTCGTGGTACCTGGGCATCGTGTTGTCCACGATGTAATTCATCAGGTACGTCTTGCCGACACCAGCAGGACCGCTGATGATGAACTCCTCCTCGGGAGCGAATAGGAATTCGAAGAACTTGTCGGCGGCGTGCTTCTGGCCCTGATTCAGATTATATTTATTATTAATCTGGTTCGCGATATTCATTGGGTCCCTCTAGACATAAAAAAGGCTGCTGTCAGGGAGTTCCCAACAGCAGCCCCTCTGCAGAGTATCAACTTTGCCTCTTACCCCAGATCCAGCAGGACAAGGGTACGGCAGGTCTGTCTACTGCAGATTAGTGAATTTCAAATGGGCTGCGATCAACCATGCCCTTGATCCAGGCTGGCTCCTTGCCTCTGCCGGACCAGGTTGTCCCCGTGGCCGGGTCGCGGTACTTGGCCTTCGCCTTGGTACCCTTGCGGCGCAGCTTGAGGCCACCCAGGGCTTCGACGAGTTCCTCGATCGGCACATCGTATTCCTTCACGACATTGACGATCTGCTCGATGACAGAGGCACGCTGAGCCTTCTGCTTTTCCTGGATCCGACGATCCAATTCAGCCTGCTGAGCCTTAAGCTGTTCGATGCTCAGCTCTGCAAGATCCTGCAGCTTGGCCTGTTCAGCTGGCATTGGGACAGGCCGGGTCGTGCTGCCATGTCCAAGATTTAGATTTTCCATTTCTTTATCCTCTGTGGAATTATCAGAAATGGGATCTGCTGCTTCCTGTTCCAAGTCATCAGGATTAACTTCTTCCTCCACCCGTTTTGCACGGGAGCGTCCCTTCTTGAGGAACTGGGGGATGTCGGCGTCGTCCTTGTCGAATGCCAGGCGCTGAGTGGTAGCTTCTGCCACATCTTCACTCATAATATTCTCCTGTTTGAATTGCCGTTATGACAATTCCAGCTTTGGATTTCCAGCGGGGCTTGTCAAGGATTATTTGTAAATAAGCCCTGCTTAATTGGGCGATTCATAAACTCCCTGATCAGGAGTGACCGCACAAAATCCTTGACTGCATATCCAGGACTAAGCTGGTCTATCAGCCAGCCTTTCTGGGGTTCCGACAGGCTTTCGTAGATGTCTTCCATGAAGGCTCTTCGGGTATCCGCAGGCTGGATCCCCAGGCTCTTCAGGCGGTAGGTGACGGTAGTGTGGTGGAGACTGAGCCGCTCGGCTATCCCACACAACGAGAGCCCTACATTATTGAGATTCACGATGTCGTTGTCGTTGGCTTTCTTCTGGTAGCTTGAGACCATTTCGAGTAGCTCCTCGTTTGCGCGGATCCTAATGGTCTGGGCACCAAAAGAAAATCCCCCGCTCGCGGCCAGACGAGCAGGGGATTCGATACTTCATCCAGGTGCCTAATGCCGTGGTCTTTCCGACCATCGCCGCAAGATCCTTATGAATCAAGGACCTGCTCTGACTTGCCACCCGAATCACAAAAAGCTAAGAGCCACTTTTTTCAGAATGTCAATTGCCCTTAGCGAATATTTTTTGAAAGCTCACTGATCCTCGAGGCTACCCTTGACGATTTTCGGCAATAGCTTGGGAGCTGGTTCCACATAATGGGGTGGGGCATCAACTCTCAAAATGATGAGTTTGAAGGTACCAGCCGAAGTAAATATCATCGGATTACTCGGGTCGCTGCAATCGATATGCTCGATGAATTCCTTCTCCTCGGCGAAGGGATTCGCACTGCTGGCTTTCTCCCCCTCGATCTCCCGGCCCTCCATGAAGTCACGGATAGCCCAGCCGATGTGGTTGGTGGTGAGGCTCATACGTCCCTCTCGTCCTCGTCGTCCTCGATGCCCTCTTCTGGCTCGTCTGGTTCCTCGCCATCGATCAGCTCGATCTTGGTGATCTCAAACTGGTCAGTTGCGTCACCATCCTGCCAGTCGAAGTCGACATCGCCATCCTCGACCAGTTGCCTGGCTTCTGCTTGGCTGCTGGCTTCGACTTCCTGCTCGGCGATTTCCTCGACAAACTGCTTGGCATAAATCCTATACAGCGGCATCGGTACCCTCCAGCTCAATGGTGTCGATCCACATCTCGGAATCGAACTTTTCGAAATACTCGTCGATCAGGTCAGTCTCCATGCTGTCCGGATGGACCATGGTCCTTCCTTCCTCAGCGTTGCCGAGCATGACCAGGTCGAACTCCTCTTTGTAGCGCTCCTTGTAGATACGCTCCATGGCCTCCTTGGCCAGCTGAGGATTGCTGTAGGCGCCAACGAGGTCGTTATCGTCGTCGGCGTGTCCTCGCCATAGTATCCAGATCTTCATCGTCATCCCCTATGTTGCCAATTCCCTTTTCAAGGAATTTTCCCATTAATTTTCTGGCTTTGGATCCAGGGTTAGCCATGTCCCTCATGCCATGTTCTCGGGCTTCGGCGCCCGAAGAGAACACCGGGATGTCGGTCTTATAGTCCCACACGCTTTCGTCGATGCGCTCTCCGTGCATGCCTGCCACTCTAAGTGCCAGCAGCTCGTGTGGCCCATGGGCTGCTACCCAGCCCGCACACAGGGTACCGTCCTTCTGATGACACATGAAGACGGCGAATGCGCCCTTGAACACCTGGTCGGTGATCTCCCCGTCATAGATGGGAAGCTTGTCGTATTCGTCCTGGCTCCAGAGACCCGAAGGGGCATCTTTCCTATAGGGGCACGATGCACATGGCCTGGCCGCGCATGTGAGTATCTCTTTCATTTTTTCCCTTTACCGAAGCCCTTAAGCGTCTGAGCAAAACGAGCCCTTTGGCCCACCTTGCCCTTCTTCTTGGCTGCCGCCGCCAATTTCTTGGCTGGGATCTTCTCCCCCTGGGGAACTCCCAGGTCCTTGTGCAGCTGTCCCGGCTTCTTGATCGCTTTCTTGATGTTCAGCTTCTTGGCCATTGTCCACCTCCATGGTGATCCTCACACGAACCACCCTTGGAGTTTTCCAGCCATGTGGTTCTAGACGCAAGTCCGGCCTGTTGCGGATATAGCCGTTGCGCTCGTCGTTGTAGTCGCGAGCCTCTTTCCTGGTCTCGAACAGCAATGTCTTGCAGGGGTGATCGGGGATCCCCATCAGGTACGATCGCTTGCCGTCCAGCTGGTTCTCGCTCTCCCAGAGGATGCCCCAGGCTTTGACCACCTTACTCATTGAGGTGAACGATCTGTCCCTGGGGGACCTTGGCATCCTTGTTGTTGAGGGCGACCCAGATGATGGGGATGTTCAGGTGTGGTGGCAGCGGCTCCATCGGATCGCAGTCCAGGTCACTGAAGATCACCACGGCTGTCGGCTCCAGCTTGATGATGTGATCCCTGACGCAAATAAGAGATGTACCACCTCGCCCGGTGATGTGGATCTGCTCGAAGGGGTCATCCTTCAGGAAGCTGTCCTCCTTCTGAATGATCGTATCGAACTGGGCGAACGTGAGCTTCTCGGGCTGGTAGGTATCCTTGACGTATTTGAACTCGCTGTTGAAACGGATCGAGTCACCGTCACTGATAGAGCCGGACACATCCTGAAAGAATAGGATGTGATCCAGACCCTGCCGATCATCCTGCAGGCTGGGCAGGTACATTCCATCTGTGAGGTAACGGCGGTTTGGCCGAGCCCATGTGTAGTCGAGATTTGCCAGTTCATTGAAAAACTGGTGGAGGATGCGGTCCCAGGGAAGCTTTGGAGAGAGAAACCTTTTGAGGGTAACCTGCACCTCTCCCGGCATGTCTCCGGCGCCACCGCTGATCGCAGCTGCATGAGCCGCCGAGACCACGTTGTTGACGATGGTATGCTCGATGGACTTGGCATCGTCGATGTTCTCTGCCTCGATAAGATCGCCCTTGTCGCCTAGTCCTGTTTCCTCGTCCTTATGGCCCCAGAGGTCCTCCTGGAACTTCTTGGTGAGGTCCTCGAGCTCCTTGTCCCGGCGAACCAGAAGCGCCTCATAGACCTCCTCTGTGGTCATATTATCGTACTGGTGATCGAGCCAGGGAGTGAGGCCCTCGAAGCTGTTACCCTCCAGGTCCAGCATATTGTTGATGACGATGTCTCCGGCCAGGTTCCACAGGTAAGGCTCCCTGGTTCCACGCCTGAGCATATGCAACAGGGCTGGATGCCAGAGCTCGTGCAGGAGTACCGTAGGACGGGACTTGGGCTTGGTCTTGAGGAACCACCGCGGATTCCACTGAAGGACAACCCCGTTGGTGCAGGCAGTGCTGATGTCGCATGTCCATACAAAATTCATGGAGCACATCAGCGGACCCAGGAAGGCTGAGTTCTTCCCGAGGAATACCTTCGATTTGACCCGGTCGAGCTCCCGGTCAAGCAGCCGATAGTTCAGGTCCGGCAGGACCTTGTTGGTCTTCTTCTGCAGCAATGTCGTCATGGAGGTACCTCGACAGTTCGAGCATCGCTGCCCTGAAAGCAGGATGGCGTTTGAGATTAGGCTTCTGAACCATCAGAGCCCGGAAGAAGAGAATGCGGAACTCTGAGCCGAGCCTATTGATATAAATAGAAATCGGATCGAGATTATTATTTTCCACATTTTCAATTAAATATGTGACGGTAGCCCACTTGGTGGAGCTATCCCCCGGCAGCTTGGTGATGCCTGGCTCGTCGACGATCTGCTTCAACTTGGGCAGGCTCTCATAGACCCTGGTGAACTGAATGAAGTCGGTGGCTACACCCGAGGTGATGGCGCCAGCGTAGAGGGCAGCCTCGGCTTCCATCTCATAGAACTCGGAGCCATCGGCCCTCTTCTGGGTCTTGAACGTCCTGCCCTTGATGAGCTTGTTCATGAACTCCCAGGTGCGTGGAGCACAGAAGGTCTTGTCGTTGTGGTCAGGCCTGAAGTCGTGCAGCAGTGCCTTCTTCATGTTCAGGAACGCGACGATACGTCCGTCCCAGCCATACCTGAGAGCCACGTCCTCCATGAACTCATCGAAGTTGAGCTCCATGGTCATGTGGATCAGACGTGACTGCATGGCAGTGCTGATCGGGTTTACGATCGAGCGATCGGTGGTAAGGTTGCCAGCGCAGACCAACACAACACGAGGATGGAGCTTCCGTTGACCGACCATCTTGTCAAGGACAAGCTTGTAAGCAGCTGCCTGCACCATCTTGGGGGCGGCATTGAACTCATCAAGGAACAGCATCCAGCCGTCCTTCCCCTCCGGCAGAGGGGTCCCTTCAGTTGGGAACGTGTCGAACGGAATGAAGGAAGCATTCCCGTTCAGGAAGTTGGGAAGCCCACTGAGATCTTCTGGAGCCGAAGTCGACAGGCGATGGTCAATCATGTGAAGATTAAACTCTCGAGCAATCTCGGCCATGATGGCTGACTTGCCCATCGCAGGCGATGACTGCACGAACGGGACGAGACCCGCCATCATGCATCGGATGACATAGCGTTTGACCTGACGTGGCGTGCAGGTATAGGCCGATAGCCCTGTGCTCATGGCTTTGATTTCCTCAATAATTTGATAATAGCTTGTTAATCGGAAGAGGCAATCTCTTAATTATTGCCTTGTTGGCTTGATCGTGCCGTTCTTGATCAGCCTTTGAGCGAGATCGTCATGGAGAATTTCCTTGGCGATAGCTTCCAGATCGGCGTTCTTGTCTTCGACTATCCAACTGGCAAGCTCGGTGGCGGGAGGAAATTCACCAGGAGCATTCTCTTCAAACAGCGTCAGGACGAAGGTATCCTCGTCGCTGACATAGATGCCCACATGGCGGCCATTGATGGTGCCTTCTGCAGGTTCTGAACCAATGAGAGATAGCTGGGTCATTCTTCGCTTCCTTCGATATGAATCAGGCCGCGATCGATCATGAACTTGTAATTTACAGGCTTGTCAGTCTCGACGACACGAACGCTTTCGGCCAATGACCAGCTGAACAGCTTGGTGTCACCGGCACCCTGTGCCTCTGCCTCGGTGGCTAACACCACCTGGTTATCGTACCATTTTCCCTGAACTTGTATTTCGTAGCGGTAGCCCATGTTTTCTCTCCTTCTGGAACCAGAAAAAGAGATCAGATCGGGTCAAGCCATTTGATCTGATAAACGTGGATGACCTTGGCATTGTCGAGCTGGAGGTCGACGCCATGCTTGCCTTCGCGGGTGACGTACCAACCAACGACAGTGCCCTTGAAGCCATCGTTGGCATTGATCCAGCGAGAGCCGTAGGGGAAGCTGTTCATGAGGGAGATGAAGCTATCTGGGTCCATCATGCGAGCTGCTTCGTCTTGACAATCTGCCTGTTGGTAGGTGTGCAGCACAGCTGGTGGTGCTTCTCGCAATAGGGGCTATCCTGAAGCTTGGCCTGGGCACAGAAGAGTCCTTTCATGCCAGGTCGCTCCTGGTGACCCCAGAGCGGGAACTTGCAATGGAACTGGGTCAGCTCGAGCAGGGTCCTTGGTCCTGTCTTCACTGGTTCAGGCTTGGGTAGCTCCACGGGTTTGGCTTTCACGAACAATGGTGGATTGTTAGGCAGCCCGATCGCCTTCAGCATCGGGGTCCTCCAGATGAGGCCCATGATGGAATTGCGGCTACGCCCCATGGCTTCGGCGATCTGCTTGCCGCTGAATTTACGGGTCTTCATCATCTCTGCGATCTTGTTGATCTCCTCCTCTGTCGGTTTGGATCCACGGGTGACCAGGTTCATGCTAACCTCTTCTCCTGGGCCAGCCACATTGGCATGACCACATTGACGACTCGTTTCTCGCTCTCGACCACTCCGGTGTCGTGGATCTGGATCTCCTCCAGAGGCAGGAAGACCAGGTCCTCGTTGATCGCCAGGGATATGGCGATCGAGCGTCCGTCCTTGTGGTAGAATCGTTCTAAACAATGGACGGTGACTGGGGTGGTATCCTTGTTCGTAGCCATCAGACGAATCCCTTCTCTTCTGCCAGCCATTGCGGCATGCATACGCTGATCAGTTGGTAGCCACCTTCCCATTTACCGGTCTCGACATATTCGATCTCGGACAGGGGCAGGAAGATAACCTCTTCCTTGATGCCATCGGTGACGGCGATCGACTTCCCACTTTTAGGTAGGAATTTCATCAACAGGCTGACATCCACCAGGTCATGGTGCTTGCTCATCTTCCCCTCCAAATCAGTATGATGACGGCCAGTATGACCACTGAGATTGCAATCTCCAATAGTCCTGGGTTTCCATAGTCAAACATTTTACACCCCAAAAAAATAAACCCCCGCCAATATGGCAGGGGTTCAAGATAGTTAATAGTTAATTAATTCAGGCAATAAGTTCTTTGGCCTGGGCTACCCAGTCGTCTCGGCGGATACGACCACCGAGTCCGAGCTCGTCGTCGAGCTTGTCGGCGTCTTCCTCGCTGAGCTCGGCGATCTGTCGGGCAGTGGTGATCCCCACTTCGGCAAGCTTGGCTTCAGTCGCTGGCCCAATGCCTGCGATTTCACCGACCGAGACTTCTTCTTCTGCGGCTTCGTCGACGATCTTGTCTCCGTCTTCTCCCTGGATCGACGCCTCGGCGGCCTCAGCCTCGGTGATCTCGTCGGGCTCTCCACTGGTATCTCCACCGTCTGCCTTGTTGAGCACGAAGCCCTGTGCCTTCGGGTCACCCTCGACAGTTTTCTCTTCTGCCTCTGGTTCGTCATAGGGCACGTAGGACCGCTTGCCATCCTTGTCGACGACAGCCTGTGATTCGGTACCACTGAGGAAGACGCCAGCACCTGTGACGGTGACCTGGGCTTCAGCCATCAGACCATTGGATTTATGGGTGATCTTGATCTGAGTGGTACCAGGAGAGACACCTGTGACCACACCAGCTGCGGACACCGTTGCGATCGATGGAGCATTCGAGACCAGGATGTTATCGGCGGGCGCACTGACGACATCGCCTGGCTGCAACTTGGGAGCCAGGGTTGCCGTACCTGCGACTGCCATTGTGACTGGAGCTGCTGTCAGCGACGTTGCAGTCATGACCGGACCAAAGCGCTTGATCCGAATGATCTGAAGGTCATTGAAATTGAGCGGGAACATCGTGCCAGGTGTCGGGCCGGTGTACTTGGGCTGGCCATCTGGATAGGTGCCTGGGTTTACCCAGCCGATCGAAGGTGGCGTCGTATTGGCCGGCGTCTTCTGTTCACGCGGATAGAGCAGGCTCCGGATGTGATCCACCACGGCATGGTTCAGCGTGTATGCGATATCGGTACCGCTGTTGTGCTCGAACGTGCCGAGGTTGGTTCCAGCTGAGGCTGTGTCGGGAGCGGCGGATACGAATACATCGTAGCCTGGCCGGATGGGGATAGGGACTGCGATTACGGGCTGATCGAGTGCTGGTTGCCAGTTGTATGTGCCAGGGGCATCCCTGGGGCCAAGGACTGCTGTCAAAGCGACCATTGAAATATCTCCTGAAAAAATATGGCGCCACCCCCTTAAACACGGGAGTGACGCCTATCTTAATCAGGAGAGAGCATAATTGGTAGCGTAGATGTCGGTGGGCAGCAAGGGATCCAGTTTGGAGACCTTGATGTTCCTCCTCGTGATCTGGCTCATGATGGAGCTCAGCAGATTGGAGTTTGCTATCATCGCCAGCAGCTTGTTATACTGAAGCCGCATGTCGTTACCATGGTTGGGCAGGCATCTGAAGCAATCATGCACCGATATTACCTGGAAAGGTTTCTTCGGTAATGAGTTAATCAGATACAAGATAATGCTGGAATCTACCAATCCCATATTATCTATGTTCAGGTACTCCAGTATCCTCGCCGATAGGAACCCAGTCTTCCGATAGTGGGTCCAGATCGTTTGGGTGAGGATGTCCTGTTCGTACCTGGTTCGATGGCCGCCGCCTCCGGCTTCGGCGATCTTCTTCAGCTTCTCGATCCTGATCGGGTCGTAGTTGCATCGTCTGCTCATCTCCCTGACGATCATGCCATCGATCGAGTGAACCATGTTGGCCCCCAATGATCTGCCTGCCTTGATCGGCATGTTCTCATTGAAGACCACCTGATAGGACTCATCGAGGAATTTGGCACTCTTCGATACCTGTCCCATCACCCTGACCTTGACGTGGAAGTTATCTGGTAACACCCACTCGTTGATCAAGGCTGTCGGATCCCAGATGTTGAGCATGGCCTCGTTGATTTCCCATGCTCCTGGTGCGTTCTCCTGGATCGTCTCATAAAAGGTGTTGAGCACCTTGCCCTCACCGAATATGAATTTCGGCGTGGCTGTGGATCCATAGAACGCGGTCATAATCGCCTGCTTGGTAAGTTTGCGATCGATTATTATCTTGGAGCCGAGCTTTGCCTTCATCCTCTGGTAAATTGACACGTAGGCATCCTCCCTGCTGCCGGTGTCGACCACGTTGCAGAGCTCGGCTGCTTTTCTGTCACATGACAGGGCAGCGAGTATTTGAATACCGCTGCACGTCGCATCCAGACTGATTGGATAACCGCATTTCTGGCCTTTCTGAGCCTTCTCCCATGCGAGGATACCCGCATAGAAAAGAGCTGGCTCTTCTGCCTGTGGAACCAGGCTGTGGAGCTGACTCTCGTTGGCGTCGAACCAGGCTATCCGATTATCCCATTTGTTTTTGTCAAGACCGAAATTATTAGCAATATCGATCTTGAGATATTCCTTTCCTGTGAATTCCTGGAACATTTTCAATCATCCATCTCATAGGTGTCAAAGGGTGACATGCAGGCTTCGATCCAGGCATCGGATTCATCGAGAAGCCTGATGCGTTCCTGGAGAGCAGCCTTGAGCATCTCTGGGGTGATGTCATCTCCCTGTTCGTCATTGGAGATGACCTCGAATGCCACGCTCACTGCGTGATTAAACCTCGGCATTGGCGGCCTCCAACAGGAGATCCCCATGGCAGGCTTTCGGTTTGCAGTAGCAGACCAGGTGCTTGCCCCTGAGAGGCTTGAGATCGAGTGTTGGCAGTACGTGGTACCTGAACATCTCGATGGCTCTCTCCCTGCTCTCGCAGATGTAGAGTGCCTTGCTGTTGGGCAGGTGGGAGTATGGGTTCCCCCACCTGGATCCCCTGCCGATGTAGACGGCATCAGCTGGGGCTGTGCCATCACGCATGTTGTGGACCTTCGGTCCATCTATCTCGGTGACCCTAACCAATGATGCGTCAGTGCCATAGCAGATACGGGCCATGTCTTCGGCCTCGGCCCGATTGGCATATTCGTAAGGTGGACCATTGGTAGGATGGACATCTTCCCAATGTTCCTTGTCGGTGCCCTTGTTGAGGCACACCTGAAATCGGTATTTCATTGTGTTAGCTCCTGGTTGGCGAACTCGACGACTGCCTTGTTCCAGGTGGCTGCCTGGTAGTTGACGTGGTAGCCCTGGCAGTAGGTTCTCCCGCGCTTGTCATATTTGTGGGTGAGCCAGAACTCGCCCTCATTGCTGAGTCCGAGGTGGTTCAGGACATCGTGAGCTGTACGATCGTACTTCTCGAATGCCTTGACCCGCTTCTGGTATTCACCTGGTTCCTCGTCAGCCTTGGGCTTGTCGAGGTGGCGCCATCGATTCTTGATGGTGAGTGCTACCTGCTGATTTATACGGAATTTAATGCGGTTTAGCGCATTGAGATGATCGAGGCAGACATCCTCCTCATGGTGGTTCTGTCTGAGGATTACCGAGTTGTGACTCGTGTAGTAGCCGGTATCCTTGTTGGTCCTCAGAATGCGAGGCTCAACCACCATGGGCAGTGGGTACTGATACCTGTCGAGATCATCCTGCACATCTCGAGAGATGTCCCACATGACGATGAACTCTTTCCTGATGGGGCTCCAGTTGGCCAGATCAGCCTCTACAGCGGCTTGCATGGCATTGGCGGTGCGTTGCACGTCATCCTGGAAATGCCTTCTCAGGATGCCTGCCAGGGTCGGTACGGTAGCTCTCTTGTGGAGAGCCATCTGAACCAGGAAGTCCCAACCGAACTCATGGTCGAGCTTTGCCTTGTCCATGGTCTTGGAGAAGTCTGGATCCTTGCAGGATGTGAAGTCTTCCCTGATGCGGGTGAACAGCTGGTTCTTGTGGTACAGCTGCTCGATCTCAATCTGGAACTCGAGCATTGAACTGGCCTTCTCTGCTGGTTGTTGGGGTTCGAGGGTTATTAGTTTCGGGTATGGTGGTAATGGTAGGCTATCAGGCATTAAAAAAGGCTTTCTAGATTCCTCTAGAAGCCTTAATTCACGCACTAATATTATTGTTAGTTGGAGTATTTTAATAAGTGCCCCAATATTCATGATTACTCCCGAGATAATCTCTCCATTTGGTGTCGAAGAAACAATTATCAGGGGCGTGCTCGAACATGGGAGCGATGCTGCTATCGTGGTAGCCACCCAGGCCGCAGCCTACACGGGTGACTTTGTATTGGATGTCGAGGTTGCCAAGGGCATAGCCCATGAACCTCTCGACGTTGCCCTGGATCATGACCAGTGGCAGTGGCTTGTAGTACCGGTCACAGGTTGCTAGCGCGTAACTGGTCCCTGCAATGCCATGTCCCCTGCCCATGATGGCGCCGTACTGTCTGAGTGCAGTGAGTGCTGCTCCCTTGCCATGGCGTCCGGCTGTATTGGAGCCAAACACGAAGATCATTTCTGCACCATCTTGGTGGTGATCTCGTCGATCTCTGCCTGGACCTTGGCTTGACGGAGCTCATAGATCTCCTTGAAGGCTGCATCCAGATTGTCGATCGAACGAACCAGGTTGGGCCACTCGATCGACATCCTGTCGGTCTCGCTTTCCTCATCGCCTGTGAATTCCCAGACTGTGAAGCCATCGAACCAGTCTTTGTTCTCCTGGTTCTGCATGGATCGCACATCGTTAATCACGGATGCGATGGCTACCAGCAGTCTCTCGGTAATCTCGGTCATTGCTGAAACTCCTTTCGGGTCATGAGGTAGGCATATCCATGTTGGGTGCCCCTGGCATAGAATTGCCTGACTGCTTGGGTAAAGCCTTCATCTGGGTCACAATCGGCTGTCATGAAGCCAGCGATATAATTCTGAACCAGAATGAGAAACATGGCTTTTTCTCTTTCTGTTTCTCTCGGTGGCATATTATTTCCGATTATCTCCTGCATGTCATAATGGATTTGTTCAATAAGAGCCATGAGTAACTCACGGTTTTTATCGATCCCATTAACAAGCTTGGTGATATCTTCGATCATGCTCTTTCTTTCCCCTGGATATCATCGAGCTCGAGCAATTGCTTTTCGAGCTCTTTGGGGTTGGTAGCCTTGCCGAAATTGATGATCGGTATTTTATAACTGGCAGCTATTCTGAGTGCCTGTCCAGTGCCACCTACCGGCATGCCCCTGACGGTCCAGCAAACGATGAATCGTACTGGCTTGACATGCGGTCCATGGATTGGCTCGAGGCCCAGCACGATGCGTGTGTTCCTCTGGTGCAATAGCCTGGCCGATGGTGAGCATTTCTTCCAGGCCGGATGATAGTGAGCAGTGAAGTCCTGCTCCATCTGAGTGAATGGATAGACCTTCGGATTGAGTTCACTCGGGTGATTGTTATACCCGGCCCATGGCAGATAGATCTCTTTCGCTTCGTCATGGATGCCTTCCTCGAATGCTCTATCAGCACCCTCGGCAGCACCTGATCTGAGGATCCAGCCCTCACTCTCCAGGTATCTTGCGACCTGGTTCATGATGGTCTGCATGTGTTCTGGCGTCTCTCTGGAGCCTATTCCTGCGTAGTAAAACTGGCCTGTTTCAGGTGCCATTTTGATACCCTTTTCAAGGTGGTTGGTATTACGGTTGCGTCTTGCTTTTTTCTGATTTTTGAGAAAGTTGGTCTATCGGCTTTAACGATAAGTAGAAATTTACATTTCTACTTTTTTAGCTGATTTCCAACTTTTCTTCCTGGTTCAAGGCTCTGATGGACATGAGGATTATTCCTAAATAATTATGTCCTTTGCCTTGGCATACACCCCAGAATCTGTCTCCCCAGGTATTCTCTTCGATTATCTGGATATCACCAGTGGCCATTAACTTGGCCATTAACTCTGGGTGTTGAATGAATTTGAGGGCTACGATGCCCATCATGATCTCAAGCTTCTTCTCTTTCCAGTCGAGTCGAATCTTGATCTTGCGGCCATATTTCTTGGCCTGTCCTGCGGTCATTTGCTGGATGGCTATCCAGTCCCTTTGAAAGGGTGACTTGGCTGCCTGATACGCATGTTCAGCCGATGGGAATATCCAGTCATCGACCTTGACAGGCGCTGGGTAGAAATTGCTTAGAAAAGCATATTCTCCTCTGAATTCCATGACTTAACCTCTTTGAGGTATGAGGGCTATCGGATGCATAAACCTTAGCCCAGCTCCCCACTTGGGGAACTGGGCTTGGTTTACGCTCACTCCTGAGCGAGCTTGGGCTTCTTCGGTGCGGTTGGCTTCTTCGGCGCCGCAGTGAAGAGGCTGATCAGGTCCGCCTGGCTCAACTTGCCTTCCGGCTCCTTGATCTCCAGCTCATCGTTGACGCGCCTCAAGCGCACCACGATGTTGAAGAGCTCACGCTCCTCACCTGGCTCCATCTCGTTGCCGATGGCCTGGAGCGTCGCAAGGAATTCGTTGCGGTCGCTCTGCTGCGTGACCCAATCCTCGTTCTGGCCACGAACAGGAGCAGGCTCCATCGTGTCGACCGGGCTGCCCAGCGGCAGGTTCACGAAGCGATCGCCCTTCATGTAGCCGATGTTGGCCCAGACCTTGGCACGAGGCCGTTCAGTGGCAAAGCCAGCAAACGGACGATTGCCACCACGCGGGAACGTGGTGCGATCGATTTCGGTATTCACTTCTTTCAAGATTGCCATAGCGAGTGACTCCTTAGCTAGGCGGTTGACGATAGGGCGCTGTCGACGACATGACACCCACAACGCCCTTTAGGGCGTCGTCCAGAACGAGCACTGCCAAAGCGGCAGGCCGATACGGAACTGTGTGATTGATGAACCAGAAAAAAGAATGGGACCGACCTAGCGGTCGATCCCATTGTTTTCTTTCTGCTTCTGTTCCTCGATTGCCTGGTTCCCAAGGTACCAGGCATGGATGAGGTAGACGGTGAAGTGGAGGATGAAGTAGCCGATGATGAAACTGACGATGTGTCCCATCACTCGATGACCAGCAATATGCTGAGGACGAAGCCCGCTATAAGCAGGCCGACCATGACGAGGATGAAGATTTCACCGATCATTGAGTACGTCCTCCACTGCCTGGATCGCTGTGTCCGCTTCCACGTACAGCTCAGCGATCTCGGCTTCGAACTCCAGGCCCATGAGGAGCCTGGCTTCGATCGGAGTCCAACGCTTGTTCGAAGCATTGAGCTTCGCATAAGCAGTTGAGCGCAGGTCGTAGCCTGTCTCGTCGAGACGATCCAGGCGAGCATTCATGAGGTCGACGATCCTGTCGATCCGGTTCTGAAGGCTTCTCATGCTACGATCCCCCACTGCATGGCAGCGGACACGCTTGCAGCGGTCGTAAAGGATGTGAAGGCCATGACAGCGGCCACGAACTTGTTGCCCTCCCAGAGGCTCACAAAGGCCGCTATGAGGAAGGCGAATGCCAGCATGACGAAGATCAGCTGGAAGATGTTGTCGAAGATGGGCATGTAGCTCTCCTGTTTCAGGACGTTGAAGTTGAAGGGTTGATCTTAAAGCAGGCTATCCAGCTGCAAAGGGTCCTGCCAGGCGGTTACCTGGCAGGATAGGGAGCCCAGCCTTACGGCTTGGGCTCGAACAGAGCGGAAAGTCTCTGGTGGATGGTGTCGAAGTGCTGCTTCCGAATGGGATCGGAGTGCATTTGACGGAGGATGGATTCCATCTTCTGCTGGTGGTTGGCAGAG